TAATCGGTCTCCTGGATTTTCGTCGCCGTCTCCATCTCCATCAGACCCCGAATCTCCTCCAGATCCTCCCCCGCCTTCTCCGAACCGTCCGTTCTCGTCTCTCGGTTGATCCGGGTCGTACTTTCTTATCACCTTCCACGCTACCCTAACAATCTCTTTAATATCATCCTTATGATCTTCCTCAGGCGGAGTCTTCGTTTCTTTCTCATCTTGCTTCGGTTTATTCGCGCCTTCTGCAGGAGCCTTGTCTGTCAACGAGACTTCCATCACATTGAACGTCCTAAGCAGGATATCGCCCTTCCCATTCGGCAAAGGTTTCTTCTTATTCGCTGAGCGCCACTCGTCCACTGTCATCGATCCGTTAGCAAGCCCCGCGTTCGCGACAGTGAGCGCGAAGGCTTGATCCTCAGGGACGATCTCATCGAACACGAGCATGATAGTCTTATCGAACTTCGGAACAAACTGTCTATTGAGCGCGGCCTGTTCTCTCTTCAGTTCCTTGCTTACGGACCCCTTCGTCCAGAGGTACCATGCCGAGTCGATTGTCGATCGGTTACTATTCTCCAGAATGCCCTGGAGCTCGGGAGGCAGACTCCAATGCTGATTACATATGTCTCTAAGGAAACGCCGAGTCTCTACGAAATCTATCTCCCTCGCGCTATCCGCGAGCTTCGTTATCTTACTATCTTTCCAAGGTATGATTCCAGGTTTCCGCGCATTGAGGAATCCGCCTACTTTCTGAAACCAAGACTCTCGGAAACGATCCGCCACTTCCTGCGTCGCGCCTGGAGCCTCGATTACGATAGGAGGCGTCGCGTCATTGTAGAAAAAGTTCTTTCCGTACTTCGCGGCGAACTCGTCTGTCTCTAACTCGTCACCTATAGCTTCGGCGCGCGCCCTTCCACGACCGAACGGAGACGTGATATCTGGGTCCTTGAACCAGACCACGTCTTCGGGTATAACAGGTAAAGGCTTGTGAGTCATGTTCCCGAGCGGAACAATAAAGTAGTATGGATTTGTGACCGTCGGAGTGGATAAGACCCAATTCGGCGGAATAGGATAGACCTCCCGCGGGATCCCGCGCAGATCAGGCTCCATTATCCAGAACGCCTCGCCTATCAGCTTCCGATAAATCGTCGTTAGAAAACGCAATGTGAAACCATCCATCTCGGGATGATCCGGCATTGGATTCTCCAACACGTCGTAGATAGGATGTTCTATTATCGGGTCAGCATTGTCCTTGTCGAACTTGTACTTCTTCTCGTCGAACAGCTTGAACGAAGTGGTTGCGCAATCTTCAGCGAGCATCGCGAGCGCGTCCAGGCGAGGAGAAGTATGAAACATTTCGTAATAGAGCTGAGTCGTTCGACGAGGAGGGTATGACCATAACGGTTTCAGCGAGCTGCGGATTCCCATCTTCTCGAGAAGCCTCTTGACCCAGAGGTCTTTCGGCTCAGCTCTGTCTGGTCTCATTCAAGCTCCTGTTAAAGTACGACGAGTCCAACGATGAGTACGATAAGCCAAAATATCATTTGACAAGCGATATTTATTCTGTGTGATGTTCCGTCATTCCATCCATGTGTGTAGTCTTCGTACTCGTCTGAGTATATCGCCATACTACGCTCCATACGTCTCGTCGATCCACGCGTCGATATCGTGCGCCGCAGACGTGTCGTTTCCGCGAGCTTGGATCCGATCCAAGATGGTCTGGTACAGATTCTCTTCCTCGATCTGCTCTATGACGAGCTCGGAGACTTGCGTCACGAGCTGATAGTCCCCGTCGCTCAGCGCTTGTCCATAGATCGCGTTCAGCATCGCTGTAGTCAGGCGCTCAACTTCGAGGGCTGACGAGAACAGATCGTTGAACGATACGAACGAACTCGAATCGCTGTACGAATACGGCTCAGGTATGAGCGTCTCGTTCCGATCCTCGATCCACTTCTGTACAATGAGCGCGTGCTTCCTCTCTCCTTCTGCTTCCCTGCTAAAAAAGTCGGCGGTCGCCTCGAATCCCCTGAACCTCGCCCAGGAGGAACGAGCGAAATACCGAAGGGAGTTGGACGTCTCGTGACGGTATTGTTCTTGGAGTAATGCGAGAGCGGCCGCCGACAAATTACCCATGCTTCTACTCCTAGTTCAGCGCTCGGACGATAGCAATAAAGAGCGCGTCCTTACGCTTCTGCTCTTCGGGAAGCTCCTCGTATGAAACGAGACACGGATGTTCCTTGGTGTCCGGATTTTTCACAGGACCGTATTTCCATCCCGTCGCTTTTTTCTCTTTGAGCCATTCTTCGTGACTGTGACTCGGAAGAGCGTCTGGGTTGTCAATATGGAACTGGACACCGTTCACAGCGCTCTGTTTCTGCCAGTCTGGGGCATCGATCCAATCCGGTTGACTATTGTCTCCAATGCTCTGGCAGTATGCTCGGTTCGCTTCATGACAGACTCTCGCAATGCTACGAATGTCCATATTCTAATCCTCCTTACTTCTCTACGACGCCGGACACCGGCTTCTTCACTATCGCGTCTTGAAACTTCGCTACGTCCTTCGCGTCGGTCTCGACCTTCTTCTCTACGTCCCATCCGCACTTGATGCAGAGTTTCGCGTACGACGGATTAGGGTGATTACACTTGGGACAGAGCATAGGTTCCTCCTTCTTCATATCTTCGTCCTTCAGTTCCTCTTCACTCTTTACACGATTCGGAATCTCGTCTTCCTCGTCCTCGATCTCGTTAGGAACGACATCGAGAACTCGATAATCTTTGTCCACGAGCGCCTCGGGGTCCATATCCATCTTCTCAAACCGAGCTTCCCGATGCTCGGTCCTATCGGCCTCGCCACTTGACTCGGTATCTGTGGACCCAGGAGCGTATTCCGTGTCCATACTATCCTCCCTTATGCGATGACGGATCATAAACAAAGATACTCGGGAGTCCCGAGCGACCTTTCTACTATCCCAGTGAGCATGTCCGGCGCATCGTCGTGCGACCAATCAGCGAGTCTTGGAAGATGCGTTACTGCGTGATAGAACTCTGGCCACATGAATCGCCATCCTATCGGCATCAGCACGCAATTGACGACGACCGTCGCGTTACTTCTTATCCTAGCAAGCTTGTTCTCTCCCTGATGAAACCATTCGACAAACGTGGTTCCGTTACTCTCTTCCCTCATGATCCTTTCTACTGACCTGGCGAAGCCGCGTCCACCGTTGTTCGACTCGATGAACGCTCTGTTAGTCTTGTGCCTTGACAGCATCCTAGCTGTTTTCGGTTCGGTAGTCTCCATCGGGTCTTGCGTGTACAGAATGTCGAGGATGTACGCGCATCCAGACGCTACCCCGTAGACAGCCGAAGCAAGGAAGTCAGACCCTTCGTCTGCCGTATCCGTGTACGATTCGATAGACGTAAACGTAGGAGCCGCGCTCGGATCGTACGTCTTGAACTTCGGATACAATTGATCTTCGGAATCGTGCGGCTCCTGATCGTAGTTCCCTGCGAACACCATCTCATCTGTTTTCGTTTTTCTATCCAGGTACGTCGAACGCGATAGTATCTTCGAGCAGAGCATATCGTCGTCGGACTCGGGCATCTCAGGGAACCGCTTGTTCGCCCTCATCTTTATGACGTGCCACTTATCCGATTCCAGAGCTAAGATACGACCGCACAAATCGTGCGACGACCAGCGATGCATAACTATCAATTGGAGCGCGCCTTCCTCAAGCCTCGAAAGGAACGTGTTCGCATACCAGTCGTAATGTCCTTCAGTCAATGTCTCATTATACGCTTCGAGCGCGTTCTTAATTATGTCGTCTATGATGGCGACGTTCGCTCCATTTCCTGTGAACGTTCCTCCCGGGCTCGTGGCCAAGAACGAGAAGTGCGATCCTTCGAGAGCCCACAATGAGTAAGCGCCGTCTCCTCTCTTTATAACGGACTTAGGAAAGAAGTCAGAGTAAACCATCGTACGATCGTTCGCTTTGACTTCCTGCATTCCGTCCCGGACATACTTCGCGTATCTCCCGGACAGTGTTTCGTTATACGCGACGTCGATCATCGCTAAGAGCGGCCAGTGGCCGAGCATCCATTGAGCGAGTAGAACGAGAGTGAGCGTCTTGCCGTGCCTCGGAGGGATATTGATCATCAGGCGAGTGACGACTTGTCCCTTATCATCCAGCAATCGACGTTCTACGAACAACTGCAGAGTGCGACAGAAATCCTTCAAGTACGTTCGGTCCGATCGATAGAACCTCGGCATCCTCAATCTGCAGAACGCATAGAAATCTGCTCGGGCTAGAACAAGAGCCGTAGCTTGCACGTCCTCGTATGAGATAGAGGGACGCGTCGCGACGGCTGAGTCGCTCATACCTTCATACCCATCTTCTTAAGATACGCCGCGAGCTGTGAATCGTGCGCGATTAGATACCGGAGTACGGCGCGAGTCACTTCCCAATGCTCCTGATCGCTCGCTCCGCATTCCCAGAATGTCTTGGTCGTATCTTCAAGAACGAGTCGAGCCTTGCGTAAATCTTCCGCTATCTCTGTTCCTCGGCATTCCTCTACGAGGATCTGTTCGATATGACTCTGTAAACAATCCTGATGCTCCGCGAGCTCTAGCGAGACGACTTTATTCTGCTCTTCGATACGCGCTAGACGCTCTTCGTTCTTTCTATTGATCAGCGCCTGAGCCGCGTTCTGCGTGATCTGAATATTCGAACGCATGGTGAAGAACGCGTCTACAAGCGCTAATTTCGCTTGGATCGATTCTTCTGAATTACGCGTGAACATAAGGATTCGCATAGCTTGTCGCTCATTAAGGAGCGCGTACTCCTCAGTGCGACCTCCTAGACCGGTAGGAATCGACATTTGAAATGTAGTTTCCCCTATCTCCGTCTCGTGTTCTTTCATCAATTGTCTAAGAGAACGCGGCTCTATTCCCAGAGTCTCTGCAAGAAGCCTAGAATCCATAACTGGAATCCCTTTCTCTTCGTCTAAAACAACTAACTCGTTCATCCATCCCCCTATTTAGTTCTTATCCGCCCCAGGATTTACGACCCCGCACACAGTATTCAACAATATTTCTCTTTCCTGATCCGACAATCCGCTCAAATCCGGCGGTTCTCGCGCAACGGACGGGGCTTCGGACGCTACTCTCACGACGTTTCCCCATCTCGCATTGTTGATTTTCTCTAATTTCCACCGTATTTCCGTAGATTTTCCCACTAACGCGTTCTCTTCGATTATATTTTCCAGCTTCTCAAGTAGATCTTTCTCTTCGAGCATGCGCTGAATCGCACAATGCGCTATGTAATACGCGTCTTTCGTCAATTCCATCTGCTCATCAAGTGTGCATTCTGCAAGTAGTTCACATTCTACGCGGTCCATTCCCAGTTTCACGAGGCGATAAATCTGTTTCTTCTTATCATCGAGGGTCATTTCATAGCCTCTTTATCCGCTTCTCTATGTCCGATTTCAAGATTTCCGCATCGTATTCTTTAATTTTTCTATGCGCCATTCGAAGAGCTATTCTATTCGCTCTCCAATACGTCTTTTTTCCGCGTTTTATGTCGCGTTCTAAGACTCGCAACGAGGATTCCACTTCTCTATCCCGCATCACGATACCTCGTCATAGTAATTGATTACGCCTAACGCGCTCAATAGACCTAAGAACCCTATTAAACAGTATACACCCTATGCGCCGAATCCGCGCGTTATACTTTCATTACAAATTGTTTACATGCTTATGCCGCATAACGTATGGCTGCAACGCACGCACGGCGCACGCACGGCCCTAAGTACTATATAGCGTTGTAACTCTATATAATATAATCAATTGTAAAAATCCTAGCGAATAGGTGCGTGCGTTGCAGCGGGTGGGCCACTTGTTTAACGGTTTTTTCCGTTAGTTAGTTGGGACAAACAACTAACTTGACTAGTAGCATAAACCGTGCCTTATACACCGTAACGTAAACCGGTTTACACTAATACATACAGATAATACACCTGATATATCACAAACGGCTAACGGCCAAACCTATAGGCGCGGCATTGGCACCAATGGCGGCATAATGCGTTAAGTGACGGCCTAGTAAGGAGTTAACATGCGTGCGCAGCGCATCCACTAAGGATACGCATACGTACAGCGTATATACCATTACACCACAAGGAATTACGTGTACCGAACATACCATGACACCGGCTCTATAATGGCGGCGGCAACGCACGCAGGTCTAATAAATGCTTACCGGACAAGGAGTTAATATGCCGCCGCGCCCCGCGTCCACATCATGCGAATCACGCGATCTGTGTCGTTCTGCTACACTTCTATCCTCTATTCTCCTGAATCTGTGTTATATCCCTACACTTTCTATCATCCATCGTCCTGAATCTGTGTTACTATAACGCATCGTATCCTTATCGGCCCGTCCATTGGGCCACGCGCTGTACGACGAACGAAAATAAGTGATCGCGCATATCCTTGCGAGCACATCACTTACGAAGATTAGATCGAATTATCAATTGTCGTACAGCTCTTGGCACGCATCTAGCTGCATAGTAAGTATAACAAAAGGGAGCCGACCGGGGCAAGCCGGACAAGTACGCGGGCACGGCCCGCCACAAGCAACGGAGCGCTCAACTCCGAGTGGCGAGGGGAACGTCCAACTACTTGCTACCTGATGCGGATAAACACAGGTAGCTCCTCCAGTAGCAATACGGAGGCAAGTAGTAAAGCCGCCTATGGACGTTACAAGCCGTCACGAAAAAGCGCTGAGTACTGCGATATCAGATCAAGGAGCCTACCATGACCACTACCAAACAGACCGCTCGCCGTCCCCGTTCCGCTCGGTTCTCCGCGCTCGTCAAACTGCTCAACACTGGGTATACGTACACGATGTACAGCATGTCTCGGACAGTGTCCAAGATCGTGGGATACGAGGTCACCGTCGGCAACGTGACGCACGACCTCCGCTACCTGGAGCGCAAGGGCCGGATCGCTGTTGTGGTCGTCAATGGCCGCATACTGGGCGAGACGGTGGACTCGATGGCGAGGATCCGGTAATGATCAAGTCCCAGCTCGTTCGCCCGGGCGACGTCGTTCAATTGAAGCGGCTCGGCACGTGGACGGTGGATGCCGTAGAAGACGGCTATGTAACACTGTCCCGAGTCGTACACGGAGCGCAGTCTGTCACTAGTCGGAACATGCGGACCGCGTCTACAGTCGAGTACTGGAAGGTTAGGGAGGAAAGAGTATGGGCATGACGTACATGACCCCGGACGAGGCGACGAGGAAGTGGACAAGCCCGGTTACTAAGGCGCGCGGCCAATAGGCCAATTGGCGCAAGCCAATGGGCGGCTCAACCCCGCCCGCGCGTTATCGCTTTATTGCGTTTTTGCGTATTGCTTAATTGGCCAGACAGTAGTAAGCTGGACAGGTAGGCAAGGCAACGTAGCAAGGCAAGGCCCGCCCTGTATAGGGCAGGCAAGTAGCTAAGAGGCCGCAAGGCCGAAGGGGTTTCACATGGACAAGAACGAGAAAAGCCAGAACGGTCACAGCGCTCCCGACGCTTCCACTCCCGCGATCCTCAGCCAGAAAGAGAAGAACGCGGCGAAGAAAGCCGCGCGCTCCCCCGAGATGGTTGCCGCGCTCAAGGCGAAGATCGAGCGGAACAAGAAGAAGCGTCTCGAGGCTCGGCAGACGCTCATCGACTTCGTCAAGTCCTACGCGGACGAGCCGGTCAAGCTCGCCGCCGCGAAGCTCTGGCCGACCGCCATGTCCGGCATCGCTCGCGCCCCGAGGGAAGCCGGTTCGACTCGCGTCACGGCAGGAGAGATCCTCCTCTCCCTGTTCGGCGGCGCGGACAAGATCGGCGCAACGGTCAGCGAGGCGGAAGTCTTCGCCAAGATCGATGGCGCGGGCCGCATGGAGATGCGCAAGTACATGGTACACGCGGTCAAGCTCGTCAAGAGGCCCGAGGACAGGGTCTGGGTGTCCTTCGATTTCGGAACGAAGCTGTACACGCTCCGCGCCGTCGGCCCGGACATGCCGAATCCCTGGAGCGGCTACAGGCCGCTGGAGACGGCGGGCGACACTATCGCCTAGTCCCGGTACTAGCTACTCGAGGCCCCGTACCTGCAATGGTACGGGGCCTTTTTTATGACGCTCTAGGTTGACGATCACGTACAGCGTAAACGTACAGCGTTAGAATCGCTCTTGGACGCATCTTGTATTATTAAGCTGTAGTCATACTGTATCGCGCAACGGACGCTCCTATGACGCTCCTATAGGCCATATAGGGCAGATTACTCGTATATGAGTCATTCTGTCGTGCGTTTCTGCGGCCGGACGCGCGACAGCTGGCCGCTACAATGCCTGTAGGAGCCGTAGGGTGTTGACGCACGGCACGTCGCAGGCTGGAGCCGTAGCTTGTTACTGTAGGGCGGGTTGACGCGGCCTAGGCCCGTTTAGTCCGTACAGCGTACATAAAGGTGATTAATACTATACGCGTATGTAGTATTAATCGTGCGTAAACGGCATACGTATTGCCAGTTACCTATATACAGGCCGCCCGAGCCGTGGTAGTATGTTATTAGACGATAACACGTTAGGCGCAACTAGACAAGAGATCGATTCTAAATCACATCGGATAAAGGAGAGTAAAGGGATGACGAAGTTAAAGAGCGTTGAAGAGGAGCGAGCGGATTGCGTCGCGCGTTTCAAGGACGTCCCCGTTGGAGCATGGGTCTGGTGCTGTCATCACATGAAGCTGATCGAGAAACTGACGGAACCGGCGAGCGCAAGGATAGACTATATCCTTCGAGAGAAGTCCACGAATGAAGTAGCGCGGCGTCTATTTGAGTTTCGCCCTGTCATAGGCGAGCTCCCTTCGGAGTTTGTCGAGACGCACGAGGTGTTCGAGAAGGCAAGCGAGGCGTTCGAGAAGGCAAGCGAGGAGTACTGGAAGGCGCGAGAGAAGGCAAGCGAGGCGTTCGAGAAGGCGAGCGAGGCGTACTGGAAGGCGAGCGAGGCGTACTGGAAGGCGCGAGAGAAGGCGAGCGAGAAGGCTCGCGAAACATTGCGGTATCTCCACGCCGCCGAAGTTCCAGGAACGACGTGGGACGGACAAACAATATTCGGCGCGTTCAACTTCAATCAAGGACGGTTCTGAGATGAAGTTCCTTCAGTCAACGAAGACCGGGTCCGTATGGATCGCGCAAGACGCTCCTGCGCAGAAGGCGATCGACTGCGAAGAAGCTGTAGAGCTGACTCGGGAACAGTACGCGGACATCATGTCCCGTCGGTCCGAATCATACACGATCGGGCAGAGCGAACACGTCCCGCATCGCGTCACCTTTACGACGGATAAACGGAGCTGGGAGCTGTTCCTAGAAAGACTCCGAAAAGAAGGCGTGGACAGGAAGGACTGCTACGCGTCCGTAGCACGTCTATTCAATGAATACGCGCTCGGAGCGAATCTCGTGATGCGGTCCGAGATGCCGAAGCGCGTGAAGAACGCGTATATGGACGACATTCACTCGAACGTTGTGGATGCTGTGATGCGAGAGTTGTCCGAAGAAGACTTGAAGGATGGAAGGAATGCGTGATATCGTACTGCGAATCCGGGCCGCATTAGTACGAGCATGGATTGCGGTTTGCGACCCGCATCCCACGGGCGAGGATCACGCGAGAAACAGATAGCCGACCGAGTCCCTAGCGAGCGGGACTGATCTGATACGAGGCCGCGTTACGAGCCGAATACGTAACGGAAAGAAGGAGAAGGTGACTTGGATTGCTAGATAGCGTCGCGACGGATACGTATCTGTCTTAGGACAGCGTTGCCTAAGTCCGTCAATTGAGCGCCGTCCCTCGCTATTCGTGGACGGAACGAATGAAGGAGCCGCACATAGTGCGTCAGCTCAAGGCGATACCCGAAAGGATTTCAGGGCGCAAGAACGCTAATGAATGTAACGTTCGCTTCCGCGGCTGAGGACACCGTATCGTCATCGTACGAAATGCGTCGTTAACGCAAGTCCCTCGCGTTGTCTGTCATGACGGATGACACGGCAACGCGAAAGCCGAAATGGGCGAACACCTAGAGGGATACTTACCCGCGCGCCTCGCGCATTGGCCGAGGCGCGTTCTTCAATTCCGTTCTATCGTGAAGTCTACTAGAGCGGAATTAGAGAACGTTTATAATCACTTCGGATCAAGGGGGATGGGAATGCTGACTATCAAGGTACGGTCAGAGAAAAGGGGCGATCACATTTACGACACAGTGTTCATCGGACCGAAGGGACAGACCCTGCAGAACGCGGGTCAGGTTATCTTTTCGAGCGAAGCAGAATGGGGCTTGTTTGGCGCGGTATTGCTTCTAGGAGCGGACGTCGTCAAGCAGAAGAGAACGGCGCAAGGCGTGGACAGTGATGTCGAAGTCGTGTTCGAGGGATGGAATGGCAAGACTCAGAACTGCAGAACGTGTTCTGAATCACACGGAAGATGCTTCGGAGATGTCGCCGTAAAAACACGCGTATCGTCAGAAGGATGCTTGGGTTGGAAGCCGATAGAAGGCGTAGACAAATGATGCTCAAAATACGCAACGACGGCGAAATGGCTCTCGGAGCGCTCTTCCTACTCGGCGCGTCGACCAAAGAGGGCGATTGCTCGAAGATCGGATTCTTCGGATCCGGAGCGAAGTACGCGCTCGCGACCCTTCTACGAAACAATATCGGGGTACGCTTGTTCAGCGGACTAAGAGAGATCTCAGTCTGCACGCAATCAGTCGACTTCAATGGAACCGCATTCGAGCAGATCTGGATCGACGGACAGCCGACATCGTATACGACGCGCATGGGTCCATCCTGGGAAGTATGGTTCGCCGTTCGAGAGTTCATCTGCAACGCGATAGACGAGGGCGGATACAGTCTGTCGATTGTAGACAAGATAGAAGGGACAGCTGGAGAGACTAACGTCTACATTGACATGGCTGAGCCAGTAGCGCTGTTCTACAGTTCAATCGATGACTACATTCTGCAAGGAACGCCTATCGCTTCTATGAGCACGGCGTACGGAAAAGTCGACATTCACGCGAACCCGAGCAGAAAAAGAGCGTACTATCGGAAAGGGATCCGCATCTGCGCCATCGACGATGTTCTGGCTCGTTTCCGCTACGACTTCGACGCAATATCTATAAATGAGAGTCGCATATTCACGCAAACGTACGAGCCGCTCGAGCGGATAGGTTCCGCGCTCGCGGTTACGACGGATTCAGACATTATTAAAGCGTATCTATCCGTTGAACAGTCCGATGAAGACTACGTCGAGAAGAACGTCTATTGGCAGTACGTGACAGACTCCTTCTCGGAAACATGGAGATCCGTTCTCGGACAGACCCCTATTTACCCGTCGTCATGCGCTCATTTCCTACCAGTCGAAGATAGAATGAACGGTCTTCTTCTACCAGACATCCTTATAGAGAGACTAGGATCGCAATTCCCGGATCTAAACATCTGGAATAACGGCGACCACGATTTCGTTCTAGGATCGGATCAAGCGACGGCGCATAGGAGAGAACTGCTCCGACAAGCGCTCGACGAGGTCAAGCGAATGGGATACGATAACGCTTCCATCACGTTCGAGATAGGATCGTTTCCTAACGCGCCGGAGAGAGTCGCTCAGTACATCGGAGAAAAGAACGTCGTACGTCTTTCCGATAAGTTTATGACCGACAGAGATTATCTGATGAGCACATTGATCGAAGAGATCATGCACAGTCAAGGGTATCCAGACGCCACAAGAAAGTTCGATCAACATCTCATAAGCGAACTCATTGTAGCGAAGAGAGCCGCGATGAAACTAGAGGCTCTCAAGGAAATGGTGAGGACACTATGAACGGCGCGCGACAAAGGAGTCTGCAGATGGATCTTTCGATGGCGATACAGAATGTACGCAATGCGAAGGACGCGAGGTTCGGGGTCGTCGACACGGAATCGGCCGTCTTATTACTCGAAGAATATGACCGTCAACGGGCGCTAATCCTGGATTATCGACGTGTCTTACTTGAACAGAAGGACGTCGTAATACAGAACGCCGCGAGAAAGGTCGCTCTGTCCGAGATACTTAATAAGTCCAAGACAATGCTGAGCGATGTGATGGACGGCGGTATAATAGGTGTCCCAGCGATACGCGAAATAGTTCGGCTAGCTGACAAAGGAGCGAATCTATGAAGACGATCACCGTAGACAAGGCTCGGTACGAAGACGTCATGAGACAGAAGAAGATACGAGAAGTGATAAAGAGGGAGTTGAAGCTCGACCGGGACCCGGGAACGCATCGAGCGTCTGTTCTGTTCGGCGTTCCTCCGAGCATGGTTTCCGAGTCACAGCGACAGGCGACCAGAAGAACTCTTAGCAAGATCGGAGAGGTCGGTTCGTCATGGCTGAAGTAAAGCGAGCGCCGTTACTTAAAAATAGACGCGTTCCGATGAAACCGGACATCGTATGGTGTTCGTGGTGTTCCAAGCAATACGACGCGTCACTCCATAGACAGTGCCCTAACTGCGGATCGAAGGATGTGAAGGTTCAAAATGAGTAGAACAATCTCGACGACAATCTCTGCGAAGGGCCTTTCAATAGAGGTGAAGGGGACGTACTCAGACTACGTTCCAGCGCGTCCGTACTTACGCAATGGAGACCCAGGATATTCAGCTGAGGGCGGAGAGCTAGAAGACATCACGGCCGTGTTAGTCGTTCAGGGATCAGATGGGATATCGAAGATAGAACATAGAACGGACATAACGGCTCTGCTCGAAGAAATCCACGCGATGGACTATCTGGAGTCACTGTTACTTGAACAATTAGATAATGAGAACGATGAGGACGATGAGAACGATGAGGACGATGAGGACGATGAGGACGATGAGGACGATGAGGACGATGAGGACGATGAGGACGATGAGGACGATGAGGACGATGAGCGGGACGCGATTGAGGAAGACGATTTCGAAGAAAGACGGGAACACAACTACGCAGTAGACCCGGAAGAAGGATCGAGATGATGGATAAGAAAGAAGCTATTCGACAGCTCGATCAGCTTTCACAGAGCCATTACATGGCGTCGTATCGTTCGCTCCTACGCGAAATCAGGCAGGCCCTCGAATCGGATATCCAGCCCGCCCCAGCCGAACAGGGGGAGGGGCGCCCTGACTGGATGTATGGGCCTTCGCCTTGCCCGGCCTGCGGGCAGAGGGATACGGCCCCTGGGTATGTCTGTCCACACTGCGGGCGACCGTACCTAGATCATCCTCGTGCTCTCGATGACGCTCTAGCTCGCGCCCTCACCTCCCGCCCCCAGCCCGAGGCGACGAAGGTAGTACCTAAACAAATGCTCCGCGAGATCACTAATATCTGGCACGCCTATGGATGGATGCCCCAGCAGATATCCGAGATCGTTGCCAAGTACATGCCCGGCTACATGGTAAGGGAGTAAGGCGATGGACGCAACGAAAAGAATTGGCATTGATCCGGTAACGCATGAGATGGAATATCTGCCGGACACCGATCATCAACCTACCCACCCCGAAGCGAAGGATGTGCAGGAGCTGGTGGACTTTATATGGGGCCATTATTACAGCCCCGAAAAAGGAGTGGCTGAAATCGAGCGCTACGTCCAGGCCCGTCTCGCCTCGGCCCGCGCTGGATATGGCGATGGTTCTCCAGGATTCGAGCAGACCACCGACGCCACGAAGTGGGCGCGAGCATTCTGCCACCGTTTCGGAGGCAACGAGGGGTTGATGATCGGTTGGTTTGCTAATGCTATCGAGCGAGGCAAAGACGAGGCCGAGCGCAAGGGCGAGGAGATGAGGGCGAAAGCGGACAAATATCTCGCCGAGGCCGAACGCGCAGCCAAGGTTAACGGCGGGTATATAAGCGCGGCCAATCTCCTGCATCTTGTACAACAGGCCCGCGCCGCCCTCGCCACTCCCGCAGAGGGGACGACACGGGAGAACGTATGAAGAATATAATGGTCGACCTCGAAACGCTAGGAACGAAACCGGGTTCTATCGTACTGTCTATCGGAGCCGTGTACTTCGGACTTGATGGACTCGGAAAAGATTTCTATTCCGTCATCAGCGTCGAAGATTCGGAAGCGTGCGGGTTGACGTCTGATCAGTCCACCGTCGACTGGTGGACGAAGCAATCGGAAGAAGCGCGCGATGTCCTAACTAAAGCAAGATCGTACGAGGCGCCGAAGCTACGGTCTGTGCTCGAATCGTTTTCTGCGTTCGTACGTCCTCACAGTAGAATATGGGGAAATGGATCGGACTTTGATAACGTCCTTCTAGCGTCCTTGTACGAAGCCGCGAGCATAGGCTGTCCGTGGGAGTTCTATGACAATCGATGTTTCAGAACATTGAAGGGTCTGCTCATTAAGGAAGACACACAAGAAAAACGCAACGATCACAACGCGTTGTCCGACGCGATAAATCAGGCAGAGAAGGCCGTTCGTATCTTGAATAGGATCCCTGGATTAGACACAGGATCTTTTCTATAGATTCGAGTCTCTCAGATAATATAGATGCGAAATGCTCGAAAGGAGGAAGACAATGCGCGTATTTGTGATATCGTACAAGAGATCTGATAGGATGCTCACGTGTCAGAACACGTTGGATAGTTTCAACGACCGGATTCTGAGAGACACTACGATAGTTGTCCGAGAGGAAGAGAAAGAAGCGTACGAAAAAGTCGCGAAAGTGTACGGAGCCTCGATCGATATTATACCTGAGGAGACGTATCGAAGCGTGACGTTCTTCGGATGGGGAGAGACAATGGACTTCGTTCTCTCTAAGTACGCGCCGTCGATAGAAAGATTCATAATATGCGACGATGATCTTCGACTTACGTTCAGGAAAGATCTCACGGTCAACAAGCTTACGAAGATGAGTCTTGACGAAGAACAATGCGAAAGAATGATCGCGTATCTTCTCGATTCCTCAAACGAGGCTCCATTGAAAGGAATAATCAAGCGAGGATTCTGCATGAACTTTCAGGAACCGGAGATCGTAGACGTACAGATCAACGCGATGTTTGGATTTTTCAGTCCCTTCTTCCTGAATCATCCCGAGATGAGATTCACTACCGGGAACATTTGTCACATGCCAGACCGTCAACTCTGTCTATCTCTACTGACTCATGGGCACCATACGCGTGCGTCTTGCGAATTCTGTTTCGACGACACTCCCAACGCGGAGGGCGGATGCTCCCTCGTTAGAACTCCCGAAGGTCATTCGCAGTCGGCTATGGATCTCGCGAAGATGTTCCCAGGTCTCGTGTCTCTTACGCAGAAGACGAATCTCGGAGACGTGAGAATAGGGACCGTCGTTAATTGGAAAAGAGCCGCGGAGATAGGACGCGAACACAAAGAGAAAGGAGTACGAGATGATAGACATTAAGAGAGGGATGCACGTCTATGCGGATTTCCCTCCTCATATAAAGATAGAGGTCGTCGGTGGATGCAATCGCTCATGTGCGTTCTGCGGAATACCATATAAAGACGGTCCTCATAGGATGACGCAAGAGACGTTCGCTATCATAGCGAACGAGATACGAAATCATACCGAAAGAGTGAAGACAGTAGATTTCTGTATGCACGGAGAGTCTACTCTCAATCCTCTATTGAACACGTTCGTCCTAACGATGCGGGAGAGTCTACCCGAAGCGAAGCTGATGATCTCGACAAACGGAGACGTCCTTACGGCGAAAGGGACCGTCGATCCGTTCCGAGATCTCTTTCACTCTGGAATGAGCTTCATCACTCTCGATCTATACGACGAGAAATCCGCAGAGCGATTCTATACGGCTCTTAATAAAGATCCATCGTTCAGCGAGGAGTTCATCGTTCAAGATTTCTATAGGGACGGATGCAATCAATTCTCTTCGGGACCTCCAAAGAAGCCGACGCTGATCGTGATAGACGAATCTCACGGATTCAATAAAGGGAACACTCTTGTAAGGGACTTTTGCACGATGGGAAGTGGAGTAGATATCGAGAGATGGGAAGAGGGCGGTCTCGCGCTATCCTCTTTCCCGGTTATGAAAGCCTGTAGCGAACTGATGAAGTATCTTCCTATACGATACAATGGGGAGATATCAGCGTGTTGCGCAGATGGATCTCGATCCGTCATACTAGGATCCGTGACGAAGGATTCGATAGAAGACGTATGGACGTCTGATCTAGCGAACATGATACGATCCACGCTCAAGAAAGGAAGACGCGACGCGATCCCGTCGTGCTACGCGTGTAATAGACTCTCCTTCAGGGACGCGCTTTGGCCGTATCAAGGACCTGATTACGATACGGGAGAGGTCGCTCGTACGTTCGCGGATAGGATGATCATTCTACCTCATTACGCTCATAACATGAGCGTTCTTCACGTGTCTAATCCTATTAAGAATAAGTTCATCCGGAGAAGGATGGGATTAGAAGAGGGTGGTTCGAAATGAGGATCCGTCTACCGAAACTTCGTCGATGCGTATTCGGAAAGTTCATACGGTGGTCGGACGGTAGAATGAGAGTATGGGCTCATCGCAGAGTACGATTATCGAGCGTAGAAGAAAGAACTGTCGCGCATACTGTTGTGGGAAGGTGGAAATGATATGACGATATCCGATGAACGCTTCGCGCAATTCGCGGAACTCGCTTACGAGCGAATGCGCATCTATATCAAGAAGGAACTAGGTTTCCCGAAGCCGTGGACCGACCGTCCGATCTTCCTCGACTCGTTCTTCTGCAACGTGTTTCGTCAACTCGACAAGACCAGCAAGTGGATCATTACAAATGTGATCGAGCCGAACGCCGATGATAACTATCTGTGGGCGATGCTTGTCGTGGCTCGGTATATCAGCCGCATCGATTGTCTAGAACAATTGAAGGAAGCCGGCTCGTTCGACGGGTCGTATTACGTAGAGGACCGGCTCCGGATAACTCGGGAGCAGATGCTGAATCGCCGCGCGATAGGGCTCCCATTGAATACGGGAGCGTTCATAACGTCACCGATGCTCGGAGAATGGGGACCGACGAAGGCTCATTACATCGTTCATTTCGTAGAGGCGCTCATGGACGAGGACCTCGGAGCTCGACTGGAGTATCTAGACGTTTGTATGCGAGAGATACATCCGTTATTGATGAAACATCAGGCCGTCGGCTCGTTCATGGCGTATCAGTATTGTTGCGACTTCTCGTACGTTCCACGTTATCTAGGAAAGGCGCCAGATCTATGGTCTTGGAGCGCTATGGGACCGGGATCGTATAGAGGAATGAACCGAATATTGTTCGGAACGCCGTACGAAAAAATATCGAAAGCAGAGTGGTTGAGGTATGTCGTGACGCTAGGGGAAAAGTGGCAAGAGTATATCGATAGAACGATAGACAAAGAAAAGAAAAACATAATCGATCTAGTATTGACGCAAGAGCCTGGAACGATAACTCCGTCGGACGCGGCCGAATGGGCGATGGGACAATACGGTCTGTTCGACGAAATACGACTCCAGGATGTTCAGCATTGGCTCTGCGAATACGATAAATATATGCGAGGCGGTTCCTCGAAAAGGAGGTATTATGGAAGATCGACGTGAACCGATTTCGATAAACGGACATGATTACTACTCGGTGAAGCAGTTCGCGAGCATCGTGAACAAGACCACGGCGACGATATACAATCTCACGAAGAAAGGGAACGCGATAAGGAAACTCAAGTGCGAGTACTTCAATGGGAAGCCGTACATTCCCACAGAAGAACTCACTGAGTTTCCTTTCGCGGCTCCCGGTCCTCATGGAACGAAGAAACCGTGTTTCTACGATGCGCAAGGACAGGTGAGACAATGATCGTTCACACGTATTTCGGATACGGTTATTTCCGAATGACGGCATGCGGACTCCGTTTTGTAGAATGGCGAGTACGAGAAGGCGTCGTCAATTGTAAACGGTGTCTTAGAATGATTAAGGAGGGGGGATAGAGAATGAAAGGTGCAAATGAATACGCGTCGTTGATTCCTACGGGACAGTACGGAAGATTGTACGTCGTACAGGGGGGAACACGCTCGAGGAAAGACATTTCGCGTGTACGTTCTACCGAAGGACGTAGAAGCTACGCCGAACGGTTCTCAGAACGGTCCGTTGAATGTAGACGCTGTAGAAGTGTACGGAGCCGTATCGGGACAGTTAGGATGGACCGAAGAATACGGCTGGAAACACAAGGGTCCATGGGTCCAGGATTTCGAGAAACTCGTCACGTCGTTCAAGCTGGAGAAAGAACAGAAGGAACGAAGGGCGGAAGATGCGACAGAAGACGCAGAGAAAGCTCGACGAGAATGTGTTCAGAAGTTACTCGACGATTACAAGGAGTCCACATGAGTCTATTGATAACATCGTCCTTGATCGACGCCGTGGAATGGCTTGAAAAAGCTCCTCCGTCGTGGCAAGAGAAAGCCTACAAGGACCTTCGAGGATCACTCGCCAGAGAGCCGTGGGGAGAACCGAGTCCGGACGTAGAAAGAGGAATGGTCTTCGAGCGAACGATCTACGACACGCTCGAAAAGAAAGCTGACCAGAATCCTACGTTCAAGTGCTCGGCGGAGTTCCAAATCTTCCTCGACGCGTGCCGTGGAGGAGTATTCCAGAAGAAGATCAAGCGCATAGAGGTCATCGATGGAAAGGAGTACTGCTTATACGGTAAGACTGATGTCTATTTTCCTGATCATATCATTGACATCAAGGCGTGCGCCGAGTACGGTGGAGAGAGCAAGTATCTTGCGAAAGCTCAACATCTCCTTTATTGCTATGTCACCGAGGTCGATTATTTCGATTATCTCGTCGCGGAGTTCGGTCCTACGGGAAAGCCGGACAGCATGAAGATCAAACGATACTTCACGGCTCACTACGATGTCACAGATAGAGATGAGCTTCGGGAGACCGTGATAAAGAGGATACGAAAGGCCGTCGGGTTCATTGAGCAGGACTCTGAGCTCTACAAGCTTTACACGACTACGTTCAGTCGGTATTGATGGAGTACCGGGATGAACGAATGCCAAGGAGTGAGATCGCATATAGGCGGTATGTCCAAATGTCGAAACACGGCCGAAGTCGTATTCGGAGGACGATATCTATGCTCTATATGTATGGACAATATTCTTAAGGACAATCCGAAAGCGAAATACGTTCCTATGAACGAAGTGGACCCGAAGAGCGTAGTCTATGGACGATAAACCCGTCGCCAACTACTCGTACTCTGATCCTCCCCCGAGGGAGCATCAAATACGCGCGTTCTTGAAATGCTACGGCCTTCCCTATTCCGCGCTCCTAATGGAGCAAGGAACAGGGAAGAGTAAAGTAGCGATCGACATAGCGTCCAATCTCTACATCGAGAAGAAGATAAATGCGGTTCTGTTGATTGCGCCGAACAACGTGCATACGCAATGGGACGATGAACAGATCCCTATCCACTCATCAGTAGACTACACGTCCCATGTCTATTCTCACAAGATCTCGGACGTCTACTTGCGTTCTCTACATCGCTTTATCGATCCTGAAACGAAAGGCGCGTTGAAATGGTTCTGCGTCAACACCGAACTCTTCAGCACATTGAACCGAGTCCAGCTTATCCGGGACTACGTCCGACAACACGATACGTTGATTATTCTCGACGAGGCTACGGACATAAAGAATCCCGACGCGTCGAGAACAGTGAACATAATCCAGGCGTTATCGAAGGTCGTATACTCGGATAATGGAAAGCGGATCATAAGTATAGAGCCGCTGTCGAAGTACAGAATGATATTGACTGGAACAATCGTTACGAACGCGCCATTCGACGCATGGGCTCCGTTTGAGTTCCTTCATCACGACTTCTTCGGAAAAGATTTCTGGTCTTTCAAGACACGGTATGGAATCAATGTGAGGCTGAGATATCCAGGGAAGACAAGGGACACGACGAGGCGGATTAAGAAGACGGAGATAACATCCGTTAGAAAGTATATAGAACAAGGTAAAGGAGCGGAGTATATCGCCGAGCTGATGAAGATAAGCGAGTCGAGCGCGCAATACCTGATCAACAATCCATCCGTAAACGTTCCGTATAAGAACCTTGAAGAACTGAAGGAGAAGATTGACACTGTGTCGTTCACTATTAGGAAATGCGACTGTCTCGACCTACCGCCTAAAATCTATGAGCGCGTGTACTCGGAAATGAGCAAGGAACAGGAGACCGCGTATCGGGAACTGAAGCGCGATCTATTGACGATGTACAAGAACGTCGAGTTGACGGCCGTGAACAAGGTCACAATGATTGGCCGGCTTCAACAGATAACGGGAGGGTTCTTTCCTGGGAAGGACGACGAGGAGCAGAAAGTCCTTATCCCGTTCGACAAGTCGCCGAAGCTCGAGGGCTTGATTAGAGACCTTGGCGAGTCGATCGATCGTCCAATCATTGTGACGGCGCGGTTCACTGCGGAGATACGACAGATAGAAAGCGCGCTTCGGAAAGCGTTTGATGAGGAAGTCGTAGAAAGGATAGATGGATCAGTATCGAACAACGATAGAAATGAGATACGTGACCGGTTCAATAAAGGAGAAGTCGACTTCCTTGTAGCGAACGCCGAGACAATCGGACGGGGATTGAATCTGCAGATATGCCATACGATGCACTTGTTCTCGAATAGCTACAGTCTCTATTGGAGAGCTCAATTGGAAGACAGGATACATAGGGATGGTCAGACGTCTGGGACTGTATTGTATAAAGACCACGTGATGAAAGGGACTATAGATGAGAGGGTCCTAGAAGTACTGAGCGATAAGAGGGACTTGCTCGATTATATGCGCGATACAGATATCGGAGAGTTCATAGGAGGCTCGGAATGAGTGTTAGACGAGGTCGATTCGATATCGCCGCCGCGGAGATAAGAAACGCCGAAAAAGGCGAAGAGCTTGCTCGAGATCCGATTCGATTAGTCATGCAGAAATGCATAGTGTATCGAGCAGAGATGCGTTATGACAAGTGTAGCGTAGAATACCGGGCGTTTTCGGAAGACTTCGATGAGATTAGCGAGGCCGAAGTCGTGCCGAGGTATATTTGGACTGTAGAAGCGATCCTCGATGAAGTCACTAAAGAAAGGTCGTTCAAAGTTCGGTGCGTGAGGATGGGAGAATGAACGTAAACGCGCCTATCGAGATAGCGATCCGCATTAGAGACAAGTCTAGAGAAACGATACCTGAGGCATATCGAAAGTCTAATCCTGAGACACAATATCCATGGGCCTTCGTTCAATTGAGCAAGGCTGAGCGTAAAGGAAAGACGGTGGCGGAGATAGAAGAGGCGAGGAAGATCAAATGGGGACGTATGACGGATACGCCAATAGACAAGGTGGCTGACGCAACTCAAGACAAAGGGGAGGGTAGAGTATGATTCTGGACAAAGTCCGTGCGATTTTCGTTCGCAGTAAGGAACGAGTAGATCGAAGAATCGAAGAAAGAAAAATCGACATAGTGTGCGAAAGACTCGGCATGTCAAGGACCGAATACGACAGCATGGAGCGAATGTACGGGGAGAACTCGCGTCCGGAAGAAGCGTTCCCCGAACTACACGGATATTCAATAGGAGGATTCTAAGTGAGTGATATCTTTCACAGTCGATTCGAGGAACAGGTTGAAGAGAGAGACTTCCTAGAAGCTCCCGAGGAGACAGACGAGAACGCGCTCGCTCAGGTTATGCGACAAGCGACCGTTCTAATCGATCTCCAAGAGAAGATCGCTACGAAGGAGAAGGAGCTCAAAGAACTGAAGCGACTGGAGAGCGTAATGAATCACGAAACGTTTCCCACGATGCTTCAGTCCCAGGGTCTCGACTTTCTCGGATTGTCTAACGGCGTCACGTTGAAAGTCTCGGATGAGTTGGACGTGTCCGTTCCCAAGGACGAGACGAATCGTAGGACCGTGCTGTCGTGGCTCGAAAGTCACGGAGGAGGAGAGCTAATCAAGAATACGCTCGCTTTCGAGGATCCAGACGATGAAATTAAGGCCGCGCTCACTGAACGCGGAATCGTGTACACGGAAGATAAAGATGTGAACGCAAATTCGTTGAAGTCGTGGTTCCGAACGGCGCTCGGTCTAAAAAAGAATACTATCGCAAGGATAGAACAAAAGGAGGTTCCGAAGGAAGCGAATCTGTTCCTGTACAAGAAGACGGTCATCAAGGGAGGTTTGAAAGATGGACAAGATTGTAAGGAAGGTAAAGAAAACGAGTCCGCCGAAGACTAAGACCGTGACCAAGGAGACGGTGGACGAGATCGATGAGGCGGCACGAAAAAAGTACGATCGTGAGATGGAAAAATGGGTCGATGCAAACGTCGCTCAACAAAGAGCGTGCGCTTCTTTGGAAGCGCTCTGCGATCGAGAAAAGCAGATGTATCACCCGTCGCGTCTCGAGTTCTTCGTGGCGTCGGCGCTCACCGGACTTCTAGCTGGACCGGATGTCGCAGTGTCTATATCCGTAAAGGCCGTCGAGTACGCGAAGGCCGCAATACGACAGATCGATAAGGAGTGAACATGGAACCAGTCAAAGGCACGAAAGCGGAAGCGGACTTCCTCGAAGAGATCGCGGGACAGGGATTCGAGGGCATGGGACCCGGGGACTACGCGGTCCCATTTCTCAAGATCATCACGAACGGGTGTCCGGAGTGCACGAAGGGAAAGGACGGATACATCGACGGTCTTGAGCCAGGTGTGTTCATGAATACGCTCACGAAGCACATCTACGGTCCCGAGATCAATCTGATAGCGCTCAAGTACGAGCCCGTTTGGCTCGCATGGGCGCCGAACAGAGGAGGTCTGAGAGGTCGTTACGATCCGGGATCCATCGAGGTCACCGGGAACCCCTACGATGGGATGAAGGACAAGGACGGGAACACCGTGTCCGACACGATGGTGTTCTACTGTCTCATCGAAGGACATCTGGAAGATGGTCCGATCGTATTCTCCCTTTCGGCGAGCGGCCTGCGTCACGCGAAGAATTGGAACTCGATGATCCTTCTTCGCAAGACGAAGAGCGGAAAGCGCGCGGCCTACTTCTCCGCGGTATGGAACCTTCGACTCGAGCTCAATAGCAACGATCAGGGCGTCTGGTACCAGATCGGCAACAAGAAAACCACAAACGTGAAATGGGTCCGAGACATAACGCTCGAAGAGCTCAAGGAGGTGATCCAGCCGACCCGTCAACTGCTCATCGAGGGATCGTCGCGCGTGGACTACGCGCAGATCGAGGGACATTCCCCCGAGCAGATCGCCGCGACCGCGAAGGCCGAAGACTTCTAGTCCAACTCTCTAGTCACAACACCCGCTCTAGTGTCGCGCTAGAGCGGGCTTCAATATATGCGATATTGGAGCACCGATGAGCGTATCGACAATAATATTGCATGATTTTTCCGCCCTTTTCTCGGGACACGCTTCCGTTCGAGGCGTGAACATCGTATCCTTAGAAAAAGACGGAACAGGTAAAGTGAAGAGCGAGAATAGAACAGAAAAAGGATCGGTGACAGAAGAACACTATCTGAATCATCTAGAAGGTAGAATTGGGCTTGGCGTAGTTCCAATAAACGCGAAGGGAGAGTGTCGCTTCTCCGTCATTGACGTCGACGTTTACGGAAAAGATCATGGACTTATCATAGACAGCATCGTACGAAACAATCTCCCATTGATACCTTTCCGTTCGAAGAGCGGAGGTCTTCATCTATACATATTCTGGGATAAAGATATCAAAGCATCCGTCGCAATATCTACGATGAATATCTTCAGAGGATGTTTGATGTTAGGAAAGAAAACGGAGATATTTCCAAAGCAGAGTTCTTTACTAGACGGAACGTTTGGAAACTGGATAAATCTACCGTATTTCAATTGCGAAAACACGAATCGGTATATGATAGGGGAGAAAGGTCGTAAGATAGAGATAGACGAGGCGCTGTACTTAATACAAGATCGATTGCAGACTAAAGCTACAGTCCAAGCTATAATCGATTCGCTACCATTGTCAGACGCGCCTCCTTGCTTACAAGGAATCTACATAGCTAGAACAACGGAATCGAGGAAACGATATTTGTTCTCTTTGGCGAGTTACTATCAAGCGAAGCACGGAGACGACTTTGAATTCAAGCTAGTGGACGCGAACAACCTTCTCGATGAACCGGTCGATATAGAAACCATCCAAAAGACCGTGATCTCGAGTCATAAGAAAACGACCTACAAGTATAAGTGTGAAGAAGATCCGCTCGTCGGTATATGCGACAAAGAGGAGTGCGCGAAGCGAAGATACGGGATAGGAGGGAACAGCGTACCTGATCTATCCTTCGGAGAGTTCAAACAGATAATGAGCGATCCTCCGCATTATGAATGGATCGTAAACGAACAGCCGCTCGTATTCTACGACGAGAGCGACATAATAATGCAGAAAGAATTCCGAAGACTATGCATGCGTTTTGTAGGTGTTGTCCCAATGTATCTTTCTGATAAAGTATGGATGAGTATTCTGAATAAAGCTCTATCGAATAAGATTGTCGTACCCGAGAATCAAGACGGCGCGATATCACCAGGAGCTCTTTTCAAGGAATACTTGACCGAGTTTCTTACAGACGGAGCGATGGCGATGAATAAAGGCCAGATACTTGCCGACCGAGTGTATAAAGACGAAGAGCTCAAGGGATACGTGTTTAGACCGAAGCGTCTGCTACTGTTTCTGATTCAACAGAAACAATTCCGATACTTTGGTTTGTCTGAGATACAAGATAGAATCGCGTCGATGGGAGCGATGAATAAGAGATACTACGTGGACCCAGATCATAGAAGCGCGCGGGTCTGGGTCATGCCGTATAAAGCCGTGGAACAGTACATAGATTCAAGCGTCGAGGACGTCAAGATAGACTTTATGGAGGGTCACAAAGATGAGCAATTTTGAGTCGCGGTCGGAGAAGGAACAGGCGATGGTCGCGGGGATGAAGCGTCCATACGAATCGAAAGGCGTCCCAGAAGACTCGAACGACGTCGCGTACGACTGGTCCACCTTCAAGGCACTCCGCAGGATGAGAGACGTTCATCGACTCTCGGGTTTCTTCACGACGCGAGTCTACACAGACGCGGAACATTGCTACTATACAGGACTCCTATTCGTGGCGATGGCGCATACGCACAATGTGACGGTCACAGAAGAGATGATCGTATGGGTGTTCACTCACGACGCGCTCGAAGTCGCCACTGGGGATCTATTGTATCCGGCGAAGAATACGAATAGGTTGACGCAGGAATCGTGGAGCGTAATAGAGAAGGAAGTGTCTGAGTCGATGCCGTCATTAAAAGGATACGCGGACGTTGACGGAATGAGACTTCTCGGCGTGGACGCGTGGAATCTTTTCAAAGCGTGCGACGCGCTTGAGTTATGGCTCTGTTGTACCGAAGAAAGGAATCGATCTAATGAGATGAGAAACATCGATGGAACGACGGTCGAAGCGACGATGTTCAACGTCTTGAAAGACTGTCCGTTTGAGCATATTCGAGAGGCGGTTCACGCGTGAAAAAGCGAGACGACGGAGGACAGGCGTTTCCTAGACCTATGGGAAGCCGTATTGACGGACATGGAGGAGAATATTCCGAGAGTAGGTTAGGCATGACCTTGCGCGACTACTTTGCGGGACAGGCTCTCGCGGGAATGAATAACTCAATACGTGACACAGAGATAGAGATATCTACGAAGAGCTACGCGATTGCTGACGCTATGATCGCAGAGAGGAGTAAGTCATGACAGACGAAACCGATTCTAGAAGAGCCGTGAACGCATGACGCCCGAAATAGTGTTCGGGCCACCTGGGACAGGAAAGACGACCGAACTGATCGGTCTTCCGCCAGATGTCCCGAATCCATCGGGATTCGAAGGAATCCTAGAACGAGAATTGAAGACCGTCAGACCAGAAGAAATCGCGTATGTCTCATTCACAAGAGAAGGATCTGATCAAGGTCGAATACGCGCTATGAAGAAGTTCGGTTTTGGAGCGAAAGACTTTCCCTACTTTCGTACACTTCACAGCATGGCTTTCCAGGCTCTTGGTCTAGAGCGAAGTATGGTCATGGGTCGAGAGCAATATCGAGACTTCTCCGCTAAGATGGGAATGCACTTCACGGGATACTACACAGAAGATCTACACCACGATGACGATATGTACTTGTTCTTCGACGAGCTCTATCGGAACAATCCGAGAATGGCGGAGACGTATCTTTCTTTCATGAACGTGAAAACGCTTCAGTATGTGCGGAACAACTACGCCTCGTATCGAAAGACATTCGCCATGATGGATTTCACAGATATGATAGAAGTATTTTGCTCGAAGAACATTCAGATTCCAGTGCGCGTCGCCATTATTGACGAAGCGCAAGACTTGACGACCTTGCAATGGAAAGCTATTTTTCAGGGATTTCGTGGTGTAGAGCGTATGTATATTGCTGGCGATGACGATCAAGCGATATATCAGTGGTCTGGCGCGGACGTTGATTACTTCCTCGGCATAGAAGGAAATATACGCGTCTTGAAGCACTCGTATCGTCTACCGGACTCGATACTGCGATACGCTGGAAGGATAACGAAGCAGATAGGAAAAAGAGTAGATAAAGATTACGTGGGAACGGGTCAAGAAGGACTCGTCGATATCCATAGTTCGATTGACGATATACAGATAAGACCGAATGAGACGTATATGTTCCTTAGTAGGAATAATACGTTTCTAGACGACGTAGAGAAGTACATCGTGTCGAAGGGTCTGCTATACAGAAGAAAAAGGAAAGCATCGGCGACAAGGGACGAGTACTCTGCGATAACGACGTACGAGAAATGCCGTAGAAAAGGAAGCGTCGATCTTATGGAAGAAGCCGTTCTTCGATACGTCACAAAAGAAGGATACGACATACGCGCTCCGTGGTACGACTCATTCAGCTGGTCTCCCGATAAGCTCATATACTTTCGAGACCTTGTCGCGAAGAAGGTGAGTTTAGACGATAATAACATCACGATCGGCACAATACATTCCGTGAAGGGTGGAGAAGCAGATAACGTCGTCATTCTAATGGACGTCACTCGAAGCGTTATGTCGAATATCGAAAAGAATCCCGATAGCGAGCATCGAGCGTTCTATGTCGGATGCACGAGAGCTAAGAAGGAACTTCACATAGTCAACAGTAACACGAAATATGCGTACAAGATCTACGGTTCGAAGGAGTGACATATGCGCAAGTCTTTCGCCGTCGTACTGATTGTTCTTGCTTCCGGTTTATCGTCGAGCGAGACCGTGTACGAGTACGCGGCTCGATTATCCGGATTAGACAAGAAGGAATGGAGAGGGATAGCTATAACAGAATCTAGAGAACGGGACAACGCGATCGGGGACGATGGTCATAGCATAGGCCGGTTCCAGGTGAACGAGCTGTTCCATGCGTACTACGCGTGGAAGTATGGAGAGTACGATCCTACGAAACCGTTCGATAACGCTCGTATATCGGGACTCAACTACAGAGACAATCTGTATCACTTCGGCATAGTAGAAGGCGTATGCGACCCTGATACGTGGAGAACGCGTAGAAGGGACATGGCGATCGCCGCGCATAATCAAGGATTGAAAGGAGTCAAGAAGAACGGAGTCGGATACAAGTACGTGATTTCTGTGAGGAGGAATGCGAGATGAAGAAACCCGAGGGGAAGCACGAGCCACATCTGATCTATCAAAGCATGACGATCGCCGTGGCGCGTCAAAGAAAGTACGGAATAGAGAAGCACGGGTCTATTGACGGTTGGAAGACCACGTCTACAATAGAGCACTTGGACGCGGCTCGTCGGCATATAGACGAAGCAATTGAGGCCGTTATGACGGGAGATATGCACAGATTGATAGACCCGGATAGCGGTCAATGGCACTACGCGGCCGCGATCTGTAATCTCATGTTCGAGATAGAGCGTTTATATTGCGACGCTATAGAACAACCGTCGCTTCCCAAGAGAGATATCAATACGGGCGGATACTCGGGAGGCCGAGAATGAGCATGAACACGGAGTATATCGAAGCGTGCGCTATTCTATCGCAGTTCCCACAATACACGAGCGCACCTCGTGGGATGAAGATCAAGGAGATGAGTCCGTATATCTTCTCGATAGAGAACCCGTATAAGAGAATAGTGACTATACCCGAGCGCGCGTTATCAATGAAATACCTCGTCGGGGAGTTATCGTTCTACCTTTCGGGATCTGACGACCTGTCTTTCATATCGTACTACTCGAAGTTCTGGAACAAGGTCAGCGACGACGGTGTAAAGGTGAACAGTGCTTACGGAAAGCGGATATTCTTCGATATGACGCGCGGGTCCACGCAATTCAAGTATTGTATTGATCAACTTATCAAAGATCCCGATACAAGAAAAGCCGTGATGACGATCTACGCGCCTTCCGATTCTGTAGACGGTTCCAAGGACAATCCTTGCACGCTGTCCATTCAGTTCTTACTCAGGCAGAATAAGCTGAATTGTATCGTGAACATGAGATCGAACGACGTTTGGTTCGGAACTCCGTACGACGTCGCGTTCTTCGCATTCGTTCAAGAAAGACTGCTTGTCGCGTACAACGCGAGGTCGGCTCTAACGGCGGAAATGGGATCGTATACTCATTTCGTCGGGTCCTTGCACGCGTATGAGAAGGACTGGGAGAGTGTCCGAAAATGCGCGTACAGTGCGGGGGATGGCGTAGGACTTGATGAAATGCCGCGCATCTCTTCGGCATTCGATATGGAACTATGGCTCTACCTTGACTGGGAAGAGGCGCGTAGGACGGGGAAGGATACGCACATAGAACAAGATATGCTGACCGACCCTGTCTTACTATGGATGATGGATGTTCTTTCGGAAGGAGCGTGATATGATAAGGGACATCACTCACCATGACATCGACATGTTCTATCAGCTCGAGAGGATTAAGGAACAGAGTCGGTGCATCGACAAGCAAGTCGCGTGCGTTATCGTAGACGCCGATTACAATATCGTAGCGTCGGGTGTGAATACGATAATCAAGTGCGACAAGAATTGCCATGACAAGGAACACAGGACCTGCGAGGTTGTTCACGCCGAGAGAATGGCCGCTGAGTCTATGACGCCGTACTCGACTGAAGGATATCGAGCATACTGTTCTCTATTTCCTTGCCGAGCGTGTCAGGAAGCGCTAATGGACGAAGAACTCAGAATAGACGAGATCGTCACCTTCGGCATGATTCATAAGGACTGGATAGCGGGCGACAAGCTGACGGTGTTCCATCACCTTCCTTATACGCTCTTGAAACATAACGGGGAAGAGAAGCAGAGGTCTATCGCTCAAGGAGAACTAGCCGAGTTGATAACGGCTATAAGCGATATGTTCTCAAGGGACGATAAGGCGCTCGGCGTCTACAGTCTCGTAGACGAGATATACGACGCCGAACTGCAGATCGAACTGTTGAAGATCGTGGCGCATAACTCGTATCCCGAGACGTATAACATTCTACGAAAAGCGCGCGCCGATAAGACGATGAAGCTGTTGAAAAAGTACGGGGAACATGGCCTAAGTAGTTATGGTGTAAGTAATTAGCGCATCGCCGAGTATACAGGGCCGTATAGTGTTGGCGCTATCCAAGGCGGGCCTGAGCCATACCCAACTACGGCTCAGGCCCGTTGCGCACAATGCGCCAACATCCTACGGCTCCTACATAGCGCTATAAGGCAGGACACGGAATGCGATACGTTAAACGTTGCGCAATCTGCGGAAAAGTGTTCAAGTCGACGCGTCCGAATCAGAAGACGTGCGGAATTGTCTGTTCTACGTTATTGAAGGGAACGTATCGCGTAAAGAAGGGCGAACACAATGGCGTCTGTAAAGCGTGCGGAAAGCCGTTCGTCACGCATCAGCACAGAGACTATTGTAACGATGTCTGTCGTGCCATAGGGAACGATAAGAAAGTCTGGACGAAAGCCGTATGCGAAAGATGCGGCGAGCCGTTTGAGCGATCTTCGAAGAGGAAGGTCTATTGTGACAAGAACGATTGTTACCGACTTGCGAAAATTGAACGCGACAAAGAAAGAAGGAGTCGATAATGACGATATACGTCTGTGCGAATGAGATCGAAATGTGTGACGATTGCGGCAGAGATTGTCCTATAAAACGCGTATCGAAGATAGAGCTTATCAACGCGCTGATCGGACTAAAGAAAGGAGATTGCTTCTGCGATGTCGGAATAGATAATCCAATGCTTCAAGGTCGTCATTCTCGGTCTTGCGGTCAAGCGACCCGGGCATTAGATAAATTAAAGGAGTGAAGAATGATGCAAGTGAAAGGCGTGATCGATGAATAGACCCGACCTAAGCGGAGCGAAGATCATATCGCACGATATAGAGACGTACGATCCGTATATAGAAGCGGGTCTAGGAACGAGCGTGTACCGACCCGAGGGATGTGTCCTTGGAATGTCGATAGCGACAGACGACGGTTTCGCGGAGTACTACAATCTAGGCCACAGAGGGATAACTGAAGAAGAGCGCGAAGGGAATATAGCGTATCTACGCGATGTTCTCGCTCTACCTATACCGAAGGTCGGTGCGAACTACTTGTACGATATGGACTGGACAGAAAATTGGAGAGGCTGTGGAATAAAGATACACGGACCCTTCAACGATGTTCAGGTCGCGGAACCGTTGCTCGATGAGTATAGTCACAAGTACAATCTCGACAATCTAGCCGCGAAGTATCTAGGAGAACATAAGAAGAAGGAACGACCGCAAGAGATATGCGACGCGAATGGATGGAAAGGAGATTTCAGAAAACATCTATGGAAAATGACCTACGAGGACGTCCGAGACTACGCGATAGGAGATGCGGATCAACCGATTCGCATCCTCGCTCTGCAATTAGCCGAACTAGAAAAGCAAGGTCTACTGGATCTATATCGCATGGAGATGCGATTATACCCATTGTTGATATCGATGCGAAAGAACGGTGTCAGAATATCAGAGGTCAATAGAGAGAAGGCGCGTGAACAATTGACTAGAGAGCTCAAAGTACTCGAAGACGACTTGTTCGGAATGTGCGGAGACTTCAACTACAATAGCGGTCAACAAGTCGCACTCGTGTTCGATGAACTCGGAATACCGTACGAAACTAAAGAAGAAACCGGAAACCCGATAATGAATAAAGATTTTCTTGAGACCGTGGATCATCCCATAGCCGAAAAGATAGTGAGAGCGAAAGGAATAGCGCATATACTCGGAACATATATCGAAGGCGCGTTCACCGAGCATTGCGTCGATGGACGCGTCCATTGTAATTTCAAGCCTACGAAGCAAGAAGAGGGTGGTACGGTGTCCGGACGTTTCTCGGCATCGGATCCTGCGCTCCAAGGAATACCGAGCCGGGACGAAGAGTTCTCGTCATTATGTCGAGGTTCGTTCATACCCGAAGAGGAATGCGACTGGGGGAAATTAGACCTTAGTCAGATAGAGTATAGGTTGATCGCGAACTACGCGCGCGGCGAAAGAGCGGAAGAGATAAGGGACCGGTATAGGAACGATCCTAATACGGACTATCACCAGTTGATTATGGACTGGACGGGAGTAGATCGATTCACGGCGAAACGATTGAACTTCGGAATGGCGTACTTCATGGGTTCATCTTCAATGGCGCGGAAGTTCCATTACACTCTAGAAGAAGCGACGGCGCTTCAACAGAAGTACATGGATAACGTTCCGTTCATGAGTCCGACTAGACAAGCCGTCGTCACCGTAGGCGAATCTAGAGGATACATACGAACAATTCTAGGCCGTCGCGCAAGAGTTACTCCGTCTATGAGAGGCGGTCTCGACGAAAATGGGGATAAGCAGAAGAAGAAGACGTACGTATTGTTCAATAGATTGATTCAAGGTAGCGCGGCGGACCTATTGAAAAAGGCGATGGTGGATAGCTGGGAAGCAGGTCTGTACGAAATACTGACGCCTCATCTCACCGTTCACGACGAGCTCGACGTTTCTATTCCGAGAACGAGAATAGCTAGAGAGGCGTTCAGAGAGCTCCGTCGTATAATGGAGACAGCTGTTCTATTGAAGGTTCCCGTGATATCCGATGGAGAAGTCGGACCATCTTGGGGCGATCTTACGGAACTATCCGATAGACCGAAGAGGGATTGCGTATTATGGACAGATTGGATGAAGGAGGTTGTATGAGCGTAATGAGTCTTGACAAACCGTGGACAGGAGACCCTGAACAAGAGCCTACGTTAGATCAAGCATTAGCTCATGCGTCGCTAGACGCGTCGAGTAGAATGGAGAAAAGACTCGCTCAGGCGTATATGGATGCGTGGACAGAGATAGAGGCGTTGAGAAACGAAGTGTTTTCGTACACGCATCCGAACTCGCGTCAATGGATCCTCAATGACGTAGAATACAGCGCGATCCAACGGTTAGCTATGAAAGGAGCCGCGCGACAATGAGAAGCGAATCCGCGTTCGCCAATCAACTATACCCGAAGATACGCGATGAAGGATGCAAGGTTCAACCAATAGAGTCTGGGACAACGGCTCTTGGAATACCAGACGCGTACGTTAGGACGCCTCGGGTAGGCCTATGGATTGAACTAAAGAATCTGATCTACCCTGTACAGGACCACTTCCTCGTCCCATTTAGACCGGGACAGTATGTCTGGCTTAGAGATCATTGGAAGTTAGGCGGGATTAGCGTGCTAGGAATAGCGAGCGTGGAAGGGTTCTTCTTTTTCGTCAACGATCATATCCAACGGGAGTATCATGGACCATTGCGTAAATACGCGGATTACAATCCTGGTCGTCTTGTAGGATCGGACATCGTGAAGTGGTTCGATAGTCTGGCCTAGCGGCCCCGCGCGGACTAAAGCGCGGGGCCGCGACCCTACTTCCACCATTGAAAATGAAGACCCGTGGCGTAGCCTCCTATGACTACAGCGATAGCTGTTAGCGTCCAACTCAGGGCTTGCGCGCCCCTGAGCTTTTTTCTTGCGTCATCTCGTTCAGTTTGAATATCCTTTTTCTGCTTGTCCGAATCCGTTTTATACTCGTCGAAATCAGTCTTTAGATTCACTAAGTCCGTCGACGATTTGCTTAGCGAGGTCGATGTCTCCGTCAAGTCCGTCTGCAAGCTTGTCACCTTGGACGACAATCGATCCACCTGTTCCACGTAGCTCTTTAAGCTCTCCAATAAGGCTTGCGATTCTTCCTTGCGCTGATGTAAGCGAATCAACAGAAGCTTTGAGGCTTCCAACGGACTCAGCGTAGTCGGCTCTGTACTTGTCGGCGAGGAGTTGGGTGACTCTTGCCCGTTCAGAATCGAGGGAAGCAGAAGAGCGAACAGGAATAAGAATCCAAATATAACCAACGACCGCACATAGAATCGCTCCTGCGATGAACGATACGATGATCTTTCGCACATTATTCCTCCCTTTATTGCGGCGTAGACTTCATATCCATGAGCTCGTCTATCTTTTTCTGCGCGTCAGAAAGCAAGTCGGGATTAGAAGATCCAGTTACTCGATCGATTAATGAAAACACGGTCTTTATAACTATGTTGTATCCCACGAGTTCGTTTATCGCCAGTATGAACAGTCCGTTCGATAAGACCTGCCAGACTCCTCCGTCGCCAGCCCATGCGACGATAAAAGATAGAACGAAAGACGCGATAACCCATACGAGCGCGGACCATTGCTTCTTGTCCTTAATGAAGTTCTTCGTGGCTTGAACAAGACTCTTAATCCACTCGACGAGTCCGATAACGGCGAAGGACGCCATGAGCAGATACGCGATATTTACCGTGATGTCTTTCATTAGGACTCTCCTATCGACGCCATCGCATCGACACTAGACTAAAATACGCGCGACGCGCGTTCCGATCAACTTCCCTTCTTTCACGGACGCGCTTCCCTCCTTAGACCAAGGATCGTATGTATCGTGTCCAAAGCCATCTGTTAAATCGAAATGATTGAAGTCAGTCCCGTCTCTGTGCCAGCATCCCCATACTATCTCATTCGGCCCGGGCCTGTACGACGCTTCCTTCTTTCCGATGTACAGAACCTTTTTCTTTCCTACAAGGTCGTCGATGTAATTCTGCGCATCGCCTATGAACATCTCGTTGTCTATGTCTTCGTCATTATCCGACAGCTCGTGCCGATAGAAAAGCATGAACTCTTCGTGTCCGATGGGTAGACGAAAGATATCGCATAAAGGACAGAAAATAGATAGCGCGAAGCACGCGCCGTGACGTATCCGAGGATATACAGAGAACGCGGGATCCGTTTGATAGATACTGTATAGCACGACAGTCCTCCTACTTAAACACAATCGACGCGATTCCGAGTCCTATAGCGACAACTAATCCGAGCCATGTCGTGACAACGGCTCTATTAGATAAGTGTCGTTTAAGATGTGTCTTCATCTTATCGTCTACCGCTGACACGTCCGACTTCGTAGCGAAGGATGGGGATACACGATCGAACTCCTTGACGAAACGGGTCAGAAGTCCTTGCATTTCTCCGACAGTGGAGAGAAGTATTTCTTCGCGCTCTTCGGTCATGCGATACGCTCCTTAATCATCGATGCGAATAGATCTTTCATCTACATACTCGATCTGAGTATCTCGATCATACTTACAGGGAGAATACTCGATGCGCATTATCTCCACCGTCCTATGGCTGTCATAGAGAAACTAAGTATATTCTGCGTAGTTCCAGCCGCGTTATATTGATAGTATCGAGCATAGGTTGCGGCGGGGCAGCGAGAAAAAAGGAAAGTCTCGGCAACGTTCTGCGGCATACCATCGCATCCCCCTGCTAGGTCCGTAGTCGAAACGAACGCGGCTGGGAATGTCCACGTATAGGTAGTTCCAGAGGCCATGCTGACTGCGCCGAGGGCAACGCGACATATCATCGTCCCATCATCGAACTTGACGTAGCTTCCGTTGCTGTTCGATCCTGATATCTCCCACTCTCCATATGTGACGTTTCCGACAGAGTCTACGAAAATATCGAATTGCAATCCACCAGACAGTAGAGCGTCGCCATTCTTACATATTGGAACGGCGACCGTAGTCTTACCCGCTATCCCCGTGGTGATCGTAACCGTGAACGGACCGCCCGACGAAGCGACAAGCGTCGCAGCCGGAACAACGACCGTATATTTCTTGTTCCCATTATTGTTCGCATCCAAGTAAAGCGTGACCGTCCGATTAGCTCCTATCGATCCTCCTAAGACCAAAACATCTTTCGCCGTTTCAGCTAACGTCTGTGCGATATCCGCGGAAGTCAAGTCATAAGTTTTCGATGCGGTCATCGTTGGCGACAATTCCGTTGAGGCAGATACTCCAGAGGCATCCGACGCGTTCGTCTTTATCGTCGTCGACACATCAGGATACTCTTTATCAAAAGTAAGCTCGATGTCGTAGACGTTCGCTCCCCACGATTCCTTCACCTTCGTTATCTGTACGTCGGAATCGATTCCAAATTGAGAGACCGTGCAAAGGTCCCCGAGATCGTAGTCGACGCCGAGTGTGAATTGCGATAGCGCGAGAGCTGTTCCGTCTATATAGACCGAAAAACTGTTCTCAGCTAGCTTCGACGCGCCCCGTGCGTCAAGGGATGCTGTCAATTGCAAGTCTCTCGCATCCACAAACATTTCCCGACGCGCCCGGTCGGCAGGCTCGGTCGCTCCAGTGTAGACCGATCGTATAACGCGAGCGGCGAGGTCCCCTTGACCTCCGACATACGCGTACGATTTGTACGATAGATCGCTATCAGTGAGCGTAGCTTCGCGCAATGATCCGTATTCCGTATTGAATATTATCCGACCATTGACGGATTGACCTGCCGTCCTGTTCACTCCTCCCGATGTTCGAAATCGCCATTGAAAGGTGAGCGGTCCCGTTACAACGTACTCGATCCACGATCCCCATCCTGTAGAAACAGAGCACGTATACAGTTCTTCGAGCACGGTCTTAGTCCATCGAGAGCTCAAAAGGTAAGTCAATCCGCCCGCGTTGTCTGTATCACGCACAAGCTTCGTAAATCCGCGCGTAGCGCCGACGGTCGCGGGATCCGCTTGATACTTCACAAGATTGTGCATGATCGTTTCGGCTGGAGCGTTAAACGTGAAGTAGTCAGCTCCTGTGAGAGGAGCTACTATCCTCCAGTCGAACACCTTCTTCATCTCGTATCCCGTAACGGATGTCTTTTCTCCACCCTTTCCGCTTCCATCTATCGTCTTAATCACTTGCGTTATTATCCCGAATCGACGCTTATCATCGCCGAACAGAACGGTTCTCGATCTTTTGAACTCTATCGCAGACGGAAGATTCGCGTTGATCACTATCTCAAACATTCCAGCTGATTGCCAATCTCGTTCGAAATAGGCCGTCTCATAGTTCGGAACTATGGCGACGAGCGAGTCTGTCTCGTCGAAAACCCAGATAGGGACTCGAGTAGTTGCGCTCATTATACACCTACGTATTTCTCAGAATAGACCAGCGACGCCGTGTCCGTTAGGAACGTAAGAGTATTGAGGCCGCGCTCGAGTTGGAACAGTGTCGACGTCAAGTCCAAATACTTCAAGGCGTTTATTAGGGCGCCTGTGACGGTCTTGTAGTAGATCGATGGATGAGAGGGTGAACAATCGATGATGAGAGACTCTCCCGCGACTAAGGTGAAGATGAAGGATATACGATACGCGCCCGATGTTATGATGGGATTGACGACGGGTCCGTTAATCGTTATCATAGGAGGTGTAGAATAATCCCCTGATACCGTTATCGGATAGGCGGAGAGGAAGGTCGCGGCGACGGTTCCAAGAGAAACGGCTACGAAAATGCCGCCTCCATACACGGCGCTGATCCAATTGGTGCTCGAAGGGAGAGTGCGTGCTGTCCATGTTATCCCGTCAGGGGATGACGCGGCTATCGTGCTCGGACCGCCCGCGATAGCTACGAACAATCCTGCCCCATAGGTTATCGCTCTCCAACTCGAGTTCGATGGAAGCGTTCTAGACGTCCAAACCGCTCCGTCTGTAGACGATGACGCGGTTATGCCGTCTGCTAACGCGACAAACATTCCTGAGCCATACGCTATTGAACACCATGTCGAACTCGCAGATAGCGTTCTAGCTGTCCAGGTTGCTCCATCCGTGGACGATGAAGCGACCGTGCTATTATACGCTACGGCTACAAACAATCCATTTCCATACGTCACAGCTCTCCAGTTCGCACTTGCGGAGAGCGTTCTAGCTGTCCAGTTTATTCCATCCATCGATGACGCCGCAACATTCGAGGGTCCTGCGGCAATTGCGACAAATAATCCAGAACCATACGTTACCGAATTCCACGCCGCGCTTGCCGACAATGTCCGAGCTGTCCAATTTATTCCATCGATAGAAGAAGCGGCTATGTCACTAGGCCCATCTGCTACGGCGACAAACAATCCGGCTCCGTACGTCACAGAAGTCCAGTTCGAGCTAGATGGCATCGTACATATGTCCCACGTTATTCCATCTAATGAATAATTGGCGAACAACCCTCCCTCAATAGCGACAAACACGCCTGCTCCATACGCGATAGAAGAATAATTGTAGTTATTGTGCATCGTTCTCTGAATCCACGTGTTACTCATTCCAGAAACAGACACCGTCGTCGGAGCCCCGTAAAGCCAAGGATCGTTCGCTACGAACGTGACCTGGAACTTCTGGAACGGCTCGGTCGCTTCCTTATTAGCGAATATCGGACTCTGCGACAATGTCGCGTAGCACGTCTTGCTTCCACCGTCGTACTCGTATAGGAGCGTATACGTCCCGAGCTTCGGATTCAATTTCTGGGATAGTGTTCTCCTATCCGCCATTATTGTCGTCAAGTTTTTCGGCGTGTAGAGCGCGCCTTCGACCGTAATTATCCGCTCGTCCATGAGACTATCTATATGAGTGTCGCCATCCTGATACGGCGATTTCTGCGTGAACCTATTTATCGGAGCCGAGTCGAATCCGGTGAGCGACGTTATCCCGTACTTAATCTTTCCCGTCGCTGGATTTCCGAGTACAATGACGTTGCCGAGTGAGTCCGTACAGGTTAGTCGTCTCATACTGTCCCCTTTGCTATCCTATAGATCACTGAGCTTCAAAGGCGAGCTGTCGTTTCGTCTGGATCAACATTCGGCGCGCTTGCAATGCGTCGATAGCGACGGGAGAATTGAAACTTATCGTGTCGCCACCTTTACCCGATCCGCTCAATAATTCAGCGGTCTTCTTCGCCGGAGTCACTTCGGATCCCTTGGGAACATTGACGAGCTCCGGGCCATCCTCGTTGATGATAGATAATCCTCCAGCGGCGAAATCAGTTCCTTCAGCGTACGACGGTTTCGTCGGAGGTTTCTGTCCCGCTATGATCGCTATCTCGGCGACCGTCACCGCCGCGAAGGCCGCCGCCGCCGCGAGGCCTAGTCCTACTCCGACTACAGGGACAGCGGCTAATGATGTGAACGCATTGAGCGCTCCAGTGGCTCCCGCTATCGTCGCTTGCGCTATCTGAGACGCCTGATTAACTTCGAACGCCGATTTTTCGACTTCGTACGTCGCCATAGCGGCGTCTTGTTCTAGTTTAGTCTTCTTGTCTGCCGCGTCTTGCTCTAATTTAGCTTTCGTTTCCGCGGCCTTAGCGTCGTCGAGCACTTTCTGATCGTCTATTTTCTGTTGCGCCGCCGCCGCGTCATCTATGACCTTTTGTTTCTGATTTCGATAATCTGTCTCTATGACGAGTTTGTCTCTAGCTTTTGTTAACTCGTTAGCCGTCTCAGTATCTCCGGCGGCTATCGCGGCGGCTATCTCAGCATCGTACTGTTCTACCGTCGCCGCACTCGCAAGTCCCTTGGAATACAGCTCAGCTTGAAGGTCCACGTCGAGCTGAGTTTGTTTCGCTGTAGACGCGTCGGATATCGCTTTAGTCTCCGCGTCAATAGCGGACAGTTTTCCATCAAGCGCGTCCTGAGCCGCTTTGACGCTTGCTTGAGCGACCTCCAGATCGCTCTGCTCTTCGAGTCCAGCCGCTTTTAATTGTGCCGCGAGCTCTTTATCGATAGCGTCTTCCGCCGCGTCCAACGCGTCGGCAATAGCGTCCTTCTTATTGTCCGCATCTTTCTGATACAAAGATGCGGCCTGACTAATGTACGAACTCAACTTCGCGAATCCCTCTTGCGCGCTCTTTATTTGTGCTTTAGATACCTTCGCGTCTTCCTTCTCAACCTTTTCCTTATTGCTCATAATCAATTCCGTAGTTTTCGAATCTAGCGATGTCTCTTTATCAAGATACCCCTTTGTAGCTGTGAACGCTTTGAGAGCCGCGTCCTTCTTCGCTTCTGATTCTCGTTCAGCGTCTGCTATATTTATGTCCGTTATCTGCTGATCTTTCTCACTGTATCCATCGAGATATCCCTTCATCGTTGTAAAAGAAGCAAGCGCTTTTTCTGATCGAGCCTCTGATTCTCGTTCCGCGTCAGCGATAATGCCATCTGTCACGAGCTGAGATTGCGCGTCGTAGTCTCTAAGATAGCTCATCTGTTTAGTCGCGGTCTCAGATGCGGACGCGGCTTTCTTAGCGTTCGCTGTCGCCATTGCAGCCGCATGCTCAATCGCGCCTTCCGTAGATGAAGAATAGTATTTCGTATCCGAAGCCGCCGCCATCGCATCTGCCAATTGTTTAGCGGCGAGCGCGGCGGCGTCACGGGCGGCTTTTCCGGCCGCGTAGTCCGCATCCTTTTTCGCTTTCTCGTCGTTCGTTGTCGCTTCTTTTTTCAATGTGATGATATACGCGTCAAGCGCGGCTTTATTGGCTTTGTAATGCGCTATGGTTTTCTTTCCATACGCGGTAGTCGCTTGTCCGTTGGCTATGACTTCGCTTATCAATTTCTCGTAGTCGTCTTTTTCGTGTTCTAGAAGCGTTATCCTTTGCTGAATCGTTTCCTCTCCAGCGTCCGCGGCCTTTAGCGATTCTTTGTACTTGTTATGCTCATTGATCACATCCGTTATCGCGGTCGTGATTTTCGTCCACCAGTCGCGAGTCGGCTGGAGCGCTTCGTTCACCATAGCTCCGAGAGCCGCTTTCAATTCATCGCTTGCGTTCTTCGCTCTCTTCATCGACACATCTGCGCTTTCCTCGAGCGCCCCGGCATACTTTCCGTATTTATCGTAAAGAAGATCTACCGCCGCGCCTTGCGCCAACTGCTCTTTCGTTAAATCGCTAATCTCAGGATTCAACCGTCCTAATCGTCCACTTGTTCCAGAGAACGTCGTGTTCAATTGAGTCATCGCCGCGTCGAGGGACGTTCCTGTCGCGTTGGCGAGACCCTCCGCCGCTGTCGTCATCTTCGATATTTCGTCAGACGTCCTCCCCGTCGACACAAGAGTCGTTATCATAGCCTTCGCGGAATCGTCAGACGCTCCGGTCATCTTCATTATCGATTCTACAGAAGCACTTGCAACTTTCGAGAACTCCGAAGTCTTGTCTTTAGAATTAGATATCGCTGTTTGAAACAGTATGTCTGATCTCTGATTCCCTGCGAACTCTTTATCCAGATCTTGGAGTATTGCGACAGTTCCTGCGACAGCGAGTACGAGACCCGCCGGACCAGTCAACGCCTTCTTCGCAAGTTCCGCTATATCTCCAAACGATCCGAGCTTGCTTATCCCGGCTTCGAGCGCGTCTACGAGTTTTTCAGTATTTCCGCCTATCTCTACGCTGAATCCGTCTACCGAATCGCTCATAGAAACCTCGCATCCGCTTCTTGCGCTTTACTCTCTTTGACCGAGTCCTCTTCTATTTCTCCACCGTCTAAGATATACTTTTCGAGCTTATACTCTCCTATCTTTATCTTGCGCCATTCGGCAAGCATCGCGTGCATTTTCTTAGGAGTCGTAGAGAACCAGAATTGATCGTCAGACAGACCTAGTTTTCCGAGAGCCATTGTGTACCAATAGCTCCACGGAAAATCTACGGGTCCGTCTTCTTCGTAGGGTCCGAGTCATCGTCCTTATCCTCTGTAGGAAAAGCGATAGCGAACGCTTTCCATACGGATACGCGAAGACAAATGAAATCGAACACGTTCATAGCGTCGATCGCATCCGATATCTCGTCTCTCGTCACTGTCTTATCTTTTCCTACGATACCCGCGTAGAGCCAATCGATAAGCGTTTCGAACAAAAACTCGTCTTGCGGAATCGTGACGTATACGTCCTTTTCTGCGAGAGTCCCGTCTTCTTGTTCGTCCCCTTTTCTTACTCCTATTCTCGGAGTCACCTTTTGTAGCGCGTCTATCGCTTTCGTGACGGTCTCGTACTTCTTCACTAAGAACCGCCATCCCGCGTTCACGTACAATAGCTCGTATGTCTTCGATCCTAAATCGACGGTCACTGGATCCTGAACAATCTCATCGATTCCCATGCAGTCCCCCTTGTTAGATACAGACCTCCCTTCTACAGTGAAATAAAGCCCCGACAGGAGAGAAGGGGAAGGACCCTCCTGTCGGGGCAAGGAACACGCTTACGCGGGAGTGACGAGCTGAGAAAGGCGCGTCACGGATACACCGTTCGAATCCTTGACATTCGACGTGATCGTAACGAGATGGGGCACAGCTGTGAGCACCGAGCACGTCGCGACGATCGTCGGAGCGGTTCCAGCCGCACTACAGACATACGTCCTCGTTCCCGAGAGGACAAGTCCCGTGGACGCTACTGAAATGCAGATGTCCGCATCTGTCGGAGCCTGAAGACTGAATGTCTCGCCGCCCTTAGCGAAGGGGATCGTAATCGTCTTCGCTCCAGACGCGCCCGTGATCGTGCCGACCGTGACGGCGGTCAGGCTCTGCGTCGCGCTGTACAATGGAGTGGTGAACCATCCGGTGATCGTGGCCGCGGCGACATTCGGATCGTCACCTCGAGCGCGCACGATGTACTTGTCGTTCGTTATGACACGCATCGCCTCGCCGTCGAGAGTGACGGTCCTGGGAGCGAGACTCTTGTCTTTCGACTTCTCGTCGTTCTTGGGTTTCTGGAAGATACACTTGGGAAGCCAGAAATACTCGTAGACCGACGCACCCTCGTTCTTCCCCATCCGGAGAGTGCGGAAGCCTATCGCGACGTAGGGACTCGCATCATTGACGCCTTCTGCGATCATACCGCTCGAGTACATGAAACCGAGAAGTCGCGCGTAGTCGGCGGGGAGAAGATCTGCTACCTCGAGACCCAGTTTCATCTCGCCGACGGTCTCGCCGACCGCGAAAACGCCGTCGTCAGCGAACTCTGCGGCGATCGAAGATCCTCGATCGAAATTGAGCGCTTTCGCCCCGGGAAGCGGATACACCGTTCCGTAGGTGAGCGCGCCTCCAGCGATATCGGTCGCATCGTCGAGTATAGCGTAGACGAAATTCGACAGGCCGATCCTCATTCTAGTGTTAGGCATGGACATATAGTCCTCCTTTTTAGGTCAAGTCTTCGGCGCATATCTGTCGCCGATATCGCATAACCCGATGCCGGAACTTAGTGTCCGGTTCGGGGACAGGCGCATTGTATTCGCACGCGTAGAATAGACTGGTCATAACACTATCGATCGCAATCGCTATTTCATTAGTTCCATTGTCGTCATTCCATACGCTGATCTCTACATACGATTCTACATTTATCGGCGCGTCGTCGCTGAACGTCCCGTTCGGCTGATTCAATTCCTTATACGTGACGATCGGGACTGCTCCAAAGCGGTTCGGATATTCGTACACTATCTGATCCGTCGATCCCAATAACGCTACAAGAGGAGCGTCTCCTTCGAGCTTCGTCCGAAGCCATGCGTCCGTATCAATCATTCTTCGGCCTCGCTTTCATCTGTCCATCGAACGCCGTTCACCGTCGCGTCTTTTATCAGGCGCTTAATCTCTTCTTTATGCTTTTCTAGCGCGGGAGTGAGCCACGGTCTAGCCGCCATTCTGCTCGTTCCAAACTCCAGATAAGGACCGTATTCTACGTTCGTCCCGACGTATCCTCTCGTCTTACTATCGTATCCACCGCCTTCTAGGCGATGCGTTATCGACGCTCGCAGTCTACCTGTATCGACAGCCGGAGGCTCTCCAGGCGCGCTCGGTCCGTTAGGACTCATACTAGTCTTAGCTTCTCGTTCCACGATCAAGCACGCTTTCAACACGGCCTTCCCTACATTCGTATTTACTTTCTTTCCTTTTGCGCGAAACGACGCGGCGAGTTTCGCGGCTTGCTCTCTTACGTCCTTCTCCATATCACGACTCCATCCATACGCCGTTATCTCGCCAATACGCGAAGTCGTCCCAAACGTACTCCTTCCCCTTTAGAGCGACCGGATCCAGACTGACGATGAACAACTGAATTGCGATACCAGATATCGGGATTAGTAGCGCCTCGCTATGGATAGGCCACGTATTAATACCGCGTATCTCGTATGTGACTCCCTTCACGATAGCGCGATACAACTCATGTATAGTCGCGTCTATATCGAACCCCATCCATTTCGTATTCGCGTTCTGTGCATTGATCCCCCATTCTTCAGCCTGAACAGGAGTCAACGACTTGGGTTGAACGTTCGCCCATATTGTCTTCAGCGCGTAGAACGTCTTCACAGAACCACCTTGCGCGTTTTTAGCTTCGGTATAATACTGTATCTTCACGGGCGTTGTCTTCATCATTAGATTAATCGCCTATACGCGTTCAAGTATTCTTTATCTTCGTCACAGAGAAGCTTGGAATCAGAGAAAGAATATGATACGCCGCCTTCAGACATTGATTTCAGACCGAAGTTCTGTCGCTTAGTCGCGTAGTAATTGACCGCTACTCGGCTATTCACGAAATCGACAAGGTCGAACGGCAATGACGCAGGGTCACCTTCTACGTAGTTCACAGCGTCACCTGGAAGGTAATAACCCGCGACATACGTCACGATCAATAGTCGAGCGTTCGCTACTGGGTCCAGGGTCATGCCTGTGACAAGAGCCGCTCCCATCCATCCATTCGCTTTATACACCTCGCCGCGCGCCTTTTCTTGCGCGTCGCATTGATAGTCCGTATCGAGCACAAGAGGATAACCGTTGTCCAGTATAGACGTGACTGATACTATGGGCCATTGCTTTAGAAGCAAAAGCTGACGATTCGGTGGCGAAAGATTCTCGACATAAGAAGGAAGACCAGACGCAGATCCGAATATGCGGTCACAATGAATAGAGACGGCCATAGACACCGCGTTAATCTTGCGCTCAAGTAAAGAATCATCGTCGGTAAACCCGGAAGGGACTCCGGCGGTTTCCTTTGCAAGAGCGAGCGTTGTGAGCGCTGCGTCTATGACCGACATTTCTTAGCTCCTTTCTTCCGCGGTTACGCGGCCTTCTCGTAGACGACGGCGGAGGTCGCCTCGGGGTTGATGTCCATGTCCCCGAGGATCACAGCGCAGGTGAGCGTGACGACACCCGAATCGCCCGTGGCGGGAGTGAGCACGACTTTGAAGTTCGCGTCGATACCTTCGAGATTGAGCTCGTATACCTCGATGCCGGCGGCCGAGGGAGTGAAAGCGGGAAGCGCGGTCTTCATAGTGACAGCAGTCACCGGGGACGTGCTCGGTCCCTCGACGATGGTGGGAGTCACTACGACCGTTCCGACGGACATCGCGCCGTGCTCTATGACGAGCAGAGCGGAACGAGCCATCGCCCCGTTCGCGCCGAGCCTCGCCACGTTGGACGAGGTGACGGCGGACGACCCCGAAGTCGTGGTCGGGGGAATAGCGTGTACTCCGCGTACGTGCTGAAGAAGTCTCTTATCCATGACTGGATCTCCTTGTTCTTCTGTTGATTTCGGCTCCGGCCACAATGACCGGAGCCTTCTCGAATCCTTACGACGTCGCGAGCTTGTAGGTCCCCTGGATGAAGGACTCCTTGTGCCGGACATTGTAGTCGTGGAGGGTCAGGAGGCGGAGCACGGTCTGGTCGTTGGAGAACGCGCTGATGGTCGCGCCCGCGTCGTCCACGTAAGTGGCCTCGCGAGAAGCTTCCATCTGCATCTCCATCTGGACCGCGTCGTAGTACTCGGAGAAATCACCCAGGAATATATCCACGTATCCCGGGGATCCCGCCGTGTAGGCGATCTGGTTGGAAACGAAGAAGGGATAGCCGAGGAGCTTGCCCTGGTCCATTTCCGCGCGGTAGATGTACGCGCCCGTACTCGTCTTGAGATTGTAGAGATACGCCCACGCGCGCCCGGAGAAGGTCCAGCCGACGCTGATCATGGGAATGTTCTTTCCCATGAGCTCGCCAAGTAAGTAACCCGGGATGTCCGCGGTGAAAGCCGTACTCGCCCCGCCGTACTTCTCCGTGGTCGTGAGAAGCGCGGCGAGTCCGGACGGAGTGTAGAGCGTGCCCGCGCCGTAGAACGCGACGTAGTCCCTCTTGAGCTGACTGATCTGAACCATGTCGTCTCTGATCATGGCGTCCGCTATCGGGCTCGCGCTCCGAATCAGGTCATTGGAGATCGGTACGAGTACCGCGAGCTTCTTCGCGGATAACTTGACCGACCCGAGCGTCGCCTGCGACTTGGTCGCGGCCCTGTTCTCGCCGATGTAGTATGCCGAGGAGGTCGCGTTGAATCGTGGGATGGAGAGATTGCCGTTCGGCATATCGACCTTGCGAGCGCCGAGCTTGGTGAGCACGAGCTTGGGATACAGATACTGAATGATCTCCGAGGACAGGACCTCGGGAACCGCGTATCCGCCCTCGGAAGGCGTGCTGACGGACATGGCCGTCTTCGTATACGCCTGGAGCTCCGTGTCGTTCGGGTAGATGGACTTCGCCCAGAACTCCAGATCGCCCTTTCCGGTCTCAGCGGCGAGCACGCATTTAGCGTAACGCGCGATGCGAATCCCGGGCTCCGGATCCTTGATCCCTTTCTTGGCTCGCTCTTCGGCCGCGCCGTCGTAAATAGAAGCGTACTTCTTCTGGACCTCCGCCATCGCTTTGTCGATCGCCGGCTGAACGGCTCCTGCGACGCTTTCGTTGACAAGGTCCACGATGGTCTTTTCGCCCATGTTAGGCTCCTTCGTGGTTTCCGCCGAGGCGGAGGATATCATTCGCCTGTTCCACCGTTAGAGTGGACAGATCGAGTGCTTTTTCTTTCCCGGGTTTCTCTTCATATCCCGGCTTCGGTTTCTCTTCACTGGGATTCTCTCCCGGCTTCGGTTTCTCTTCACCAGGCGTCTCTCCCGGCTTGTCTTCTCCCGGCTTCTTCTCCTTATGCTCTTCGACGCCGTCCGCTTCGTCTTCGTCGGTCTCTTCGACACCGTCGGATACGAGCCCTTTCAGCTCGTCCATGCATTTACCGACGTGCTCCATCGCCGCGTTGATCTTGGCCATGGACGCCGCCGACAATTTCCTGCCCGCTTTCTTTTTCGTCGGAAGGTTCGCCGCGAACGCCTTGAGCCTCGTGACTTCCTCCTCGGTCAATTTGTCCGCCATATCTTCCTCTCCTTTTTCCGACGCCGCGTCGTCGAGCATGGCTTTCTCTACTAGATCTACGCCGCGCTTATCAAGACTCTTCATTGAACGAGCCTGGACAAGCGCCTCAGCGTTCGCAGGAACGGGGACTAAGGACAGCTCCACGAGTTCCTGCTCCGTGAATAGAAGCCCTCGTGCGAACACGGGAACGTCGTCCTGATCCTTGCGTTGCTCCATCTTGGTTCCTAGGTACCCGACTGAAGACGCGTTCATCATTCCGCTCTTATACATATTGTATAGAGTGTCTACGAAGAGCGCGTGATCGGAAGGATGGTCTGCGTCGCTACTCAACTCAGCTATCGTCGGAAAGTATAGCTTGAACTCAAGTCGCTTGTTCCGTTTATCGGAGTACACCGACTTCGCTACGGCGACAGCCGGAACTCCGTAGTCATGAGCCCATAGCACGACAGGATTCTTCACATAGTTGTCGAGATTCCATCCCGTCGACATGAGAATATCCTTATCCCGATCCGGGCTCTCCGTAGACCCTGTCATCATGAGCGTCCTAGGTTCCATTTCGGACAAATCCTTCACCGCTATTGTGAAGGTCTTCTTGCGCAATCCCGGTTTAGGATCCATCTCATCTCTCCTTGATCTACGCGGCGATGCGTCGGATCTACGCGGCGATATAGCCGGTTACAGTGACTACAATGTCCGAACCGGCTGTGAAGTTCTTATCGGCCGAGATATCCAGACCCTTATCCGCTGTGAATCCGGTCCCTAGAACGATCGGAGCGGCAAGGACGCATGACGCACTTTCCTTTCCTATCTTCGCGTTTCCTACTAGGTCCGCTTTCGCTACGCTTGCTCCTACGACGGGCGTCGCAGACGTGTCTTGAATATTGACACCGACTCCCGTGGCGTCCGACCACGCCGTTTCTCCATTGACCTTGAGCAGAATGTCAGTCACGTAGACTTTCTTTCCTGTAGGCACACTCGCCACGGGAACAATATGGACCGGAGTTACGGCGAGCGCAGCCGTCAATGTCAAAGTGACGGAGAACGGAAGCATTGAATTGAGCTCCGTTCGAATGGTCGAGCCCGTTGCGCCGTCTGCGAATATCGCTCTTATTTTCGACATTATCCGTACACCTTTCGGACAAATCCGCCTACGTTCCAGTGCACCGATCCAGCGGCAGAACACTTGATGTTCAACTGTTTCGCGACGGTTACTTTCAAGGGTTTCTTCCAGACCTTGTTTATCGGAACAGGCGGAAGTCCAGCGGCGCTTATCGGGGCGAAAGCGGTGAAGATCACCGTCGTATCATCGAGTAACGACACGAGGCATGCTACAGACGCGTGATCATTCACCGCGTATAAGTCCGTTATGAATATCTCGTATCCCGCCGCCGGAGCGTCGAGGACCTTCGTGGAATCAGTGCTGGTCAAAGCCGTGACTCCGCTCGTCGCGTCGAAACCTACGTCCGTATCCAGCATTTCCATACTCGCTCCTTACGCGGGGACCGTGGTCGTCGTACCTTCCGATGTGACGCCCGTCGCACCGACCTTGTCCGATTTGTTTCCGTACCAGTTATCATTCGTTCCGGCTTTGTATCCGCCGCTAATGGAATACGTTCCCTGGAACATATTCCTCGTGACCGTGTTAAATTGCGATCCCACGACTTCTCCGTACACGTCGAGCTTGACCGTCGCCGTGAGCGCCGAGTTATCCGGCTTGAGTCCGATCTCCTGGAACAGATTGTCGTGGATAAAACTCTGCCGCATAGTCGCTTTGATATGACGCAGGTTCGAATGGAACACGTTCTCGGAAATCTCGGCGCCTGTCGGGAACGACGTAGTCGAATGTCCGAGTATGGCGCATCCGTATGTCGCGGTATTCAAATACGAGAACGTGTTCCTTCGAATCTTGATCTGATCGCTTCCTGCGATATAGATCCCGTAGTACGATCCCGTCCGTCCCTGGAAAGAACAATCTTCGATTCTCGTGAAATCCGCGTTAGTCATTGCGATCGCTATTCCGCCGGTCGTGGGAACACGAAACCGAATACCCGAAATAAGGCAATTCGTTCCCGTCAATGTGAGTAACGTATCCCCGGCCTCGGACTCCATCCAGACGCACGAGTTCCACGTCGCGCCCGCATTAATGAAAGACAGTTTCTTCGCGCATGTGACGGCCTCGGTGAACGTTCCCTTCATGTAGAGAGCATCCCCATCAGACGCCGCGTCTACCGCGACCTGAATCGTCTTGAACGGTTTCTCTGCCGACTGCCCGTCATTCAGCGTATCGCTTCCCAGCGCGCTGTCCACGTACCATCGTTCGCTGAACGCGAGGAGCGCGGAGTAGAGCTCGGAGAAATTGCGGTCGCAGATATCCCCTATGCGATCTCCGTTGTTTCCCATCGCGAACTTCAATTGACTCATTGATCGCTCCTTATTCCGGAATGACCGGAAGTATCGTGCATCGACAATTACAATTCTCTCCAGCGTCCGATCCCGTGCCCGGAGCATCCATCTCGTCTCCACCGACTTTGAACGACTCATCTATTCCCACGATCTGTCCATCCGCCTCAGCGTGCGAGTCCCTTGTCCTATCGTCCTGAGTGGCGAGCCACTCTTTCTTTTCTACGCCGTCCGCTCTATACGTTAAGAACTGTCCTTCGTTGACCGTCGCGGCGCTTTCCGTTCTCGCTATCGTATTCGCCCTGTTCCGATCCATCTCATCGTACACATCGTCGGTCGCATCCAGTATTCTATTCGACAGCTTTCCTCTTCCTTCGCCCGCGTCTATTCCTTCTTGTAAAGACGCCGCTATCTTAGCTCTCAACTTCTCTTGCGTCGTATCGTTAATCCCTTCTGCTCTCAACAATCCATTCTCTTTGATCCAGTCTCTGAACGTCGGATTCACGATATCCCACGTAGGACCGACCGCGTCCTTGAGCACGATATCAGTGAGCGCTTTCCCGTGTACGACATCCACGGCATGATCGTAACCGTGCTTGAAGGCCAGCATCCACGGAGTCGTTAGTGCGGTCTGTACGGACTTGTCCGCGTCCTTGCCGAAGACTGACTTGAGCGCGTGCTCAATGACTACTGATAGGTCGCCGTCCTTAGACAACGCGGCCTTGACTTCGGCTCTCTGCTTCGATACGATGGACTGAACAGCTTTTACGAAGGCTGGCTCGGATCGCGTAGCTCGATTATCGAAAGCTTTCCATACGGCGCGTCGTGCGTCTTTGGAGAGGGTCTTGTGGGAGAGAGACTTTTCGCCCGTGTCAGCTTGGATAACGACATTCGCTCCGTTCCAATCGGCGAATCTATCTTTCGCTTTCATACGAACCTAGCCTTCACACGTATCTCTTGATGACCGCTCACAGGAATTGGATTAATGAAGACGCTCTCTATCTTAAGTTTAGAGCCTCTTCCGAATACGATTTCGCTCTGAGAATCGTAGTCCGATCCCATCGTCTTCGCCATATCGAACCCTCGTTTTCCGCTCGGCGCTATCGTGAACACGACTTGTTTTTCTTCGGACATCCCGTTGGCGAACTCAATCGCTGTCTTCTTATCTGTCGTAGTCGATATGAATCCTTTATCTTCTATGGTCATACCTTTCAATTTACCGATCGTCTTATCCGTTATCTTCGTTATCCCGACCTGTTCCATCATAGCGTTCACCATTCCGTCACCGGCTCCTCTATACACGTCTACAGAAATCTCATCAGACGCCTCGATATCCGCGTCAAGAATACGCGCTTTGCTTTCTTGTTCTTCTGTCGCCGATCCATCGCGTAAATTAGAATTGAGTTCCGGGCCTATCTCTGTCGCGTACTCGTCCATACCACTGATTTGATCTTTACTGAATCCTAATCGGTCTCCTGGATTTTCGTCGCCGTCTCCATCTCCATCAGACCCCGAATCTCCTCCAGATCCTCCCCCGCCTTCTCCGAACCGTCCGTTCTCGTCTCTCGGTTGATCCGGGTCGTACTT